ATGATTTCTGCGGCAGTGGCAAGAATAGAGTATTTTTTTAGCGGTTTCGTTTTTTCTTTTTTAAAAGATTTCATTACCTTTGCCGATGTTTTCAGAATAAAGGGAAAAACATCTGCGGAAGTAGCTCAGTTGGTAGAGCATCAGCTTCCCAAGCTGAGGGTCGCGGGTTCGAGTCCCGTTTTCCGCTCTCTTGAAAATCAAGCAGTTACAAATAAAGTAGCTGCTTATTTTTTTATATATGCTGAATAACATTCCGCTTTTAGACCCTTTTAAACCCTTTTAATCTTATCTTTGTATGCAAATCCTATGCAAATTTTCAGATTTGCATAAACTAAAAACATAGATATATGGCAACGGTTAAATTCTACCTTGATAAAAGAAGGCAAAAAAAAGATGGTACTTATCCGATAAAGTTGAATGTATTCCACAACAAACAAATAATGATAGCTACGCAGCTAAGTGCATCGGAAAAAGAATGGAATGGGAACGAATATTCTGTGCGTGCACAAAATTACAAGCCGAGAAATATAGTTGCCCGTGGAATAATAAACAAGGCGGAAACAGTAATATTTACTTTAGAGCAACAAGAAAAGTTGAAATCAACTACAGACAAAGCTTTGAAGAAGTTGATAGAGGACGCTATAAGTAGCAAGGTTGAAAATCAAAAGACGTTTCTCTATTATCTTGATGAATTCGTTTCCAAGAAAACCAATCAGGGGACTAAGTCTATATATACAACCACAAGAAACAAGATTGAGGAATACGATAGTCATTGTACTTTTGAGAGCATGGATAAGTCGTGGCTGGAAAACTTTGAAGCGTGGATGGCAAAGACGATGAAGGTTAATGCCTACGCTATTCATTTACGGAACATACGTAGTGTATTCAACTACGCCATTGATGAGGAGTACACAACATTGTATCCATTCAGAAGGTTTTCAATAAAGAAAGAGGAAACCCGAAAACGCAGCCTTACAGCAGAACAACTTAGGTTATTGAGAGATTATCCATGTGAGGAATACCAGATTAGATATAGGGATATGTTCATGCTCATGTTCTATCTCATAGGAGTAAATGCAGCCGATTTGTTTAACGCAAAACATTCTGCATTGGTAAATGGTCGTTTTGAATATAAAAGAGCTAAGACGGGGAAATTATACAGTATTAAAGTAGAACCGGAAGCGCAGGCTATAATTGAGAAATACAAAGGGAAGGATTATCTTCTTAATATAATGGATGAATACGGAAATTACAAGGATTTTCTACATCGTATGGGAATAGGGTTAAAACAGATTGGAGAGACAGAAAGGAAGGGATTGGGAGGGAAAAAGAGTAGAAATCCTTTATTCCCTGATTTGTCCTCATATTGGGCAAGACACACATGGGCCACGGTAGCGGCAGAACTCGATGTTCCCAAAGAGGTAATCGCCCACGCGCTTGGGCATAGTTGGGCGAACAGTACAACAACCGACATCTATATCCGTTTCGATATGAAAAAAGTGGATGAAGCGAATAGAAAGGTTATTGATTTCGTGAACAATATCAATATGTAAATATATCATTATAAATACAATAAAATGTTAATATAAAGATACGCTTCTATATCTATAATATATTGATTATTATATGGTAATGTGTATATCATTTTTATTATATCATCCTTTTAGGCGTTCTTGCTCCCTTTTAGCCCCTTTTAGCGACAGAATGAAAAGTAAATATTAAAGATTGTTCCTTTTCTCCGATTGTGCAAAAAAACATTCCTACTTTTACCCGTGTAACAAGTACGGGATGTTACCAGACATTGATTAAACATTCTCCTTATGGAGGTTATATATGATTGCCTCGTAGTAGCTCGTACCTATTACGGGGCTTTCTATTTAAAGCCAGTATACAATCGGTCATGACGCTGTGTGTGCACCTCTGACCGATGAAGGAACCTTGTAGAGGGCTGTGAAAACGGGGCGGGAAACCGCAGGAAGTACGATGCAAGGAAGCACTTAGAGGATGCTTGTACGGGTGTCACCCCACCTAAAACCTCGAAGCGGATGCAGGTTGATGTCATTCGCCCCTTGAAAGGCTCGGTCGTTATACGGGAGTTTGGAACCATTCAAGAGGAAAGTCCGTTGGCCGTTTGGCTTAATACGTCCAGGTGAAATCGGACTGCCAAATCGCCTAAAGGACACTCTATACCCACGTGGCTGGTGTTGCCGGGAATTTGGGTTGAGTGTATAACCAATAAGCCATGATTAAGAACATTAAAATATGCGCTATAATTGCAATATATTTTTATTATCTTTGCAAAAGCATGTCAAGTGGCATGCTTCCCATACTAACGAAAAGACATGAAAGGACTTACAATCAAACAAGAGAATTTTTGCAACTACTACATCGAAAGCGGTAATACTTCCGATGCCTATCGTCGTGCCTATTCGTGCGAGAAGATGAAAGATAAACAAGTGTGGGAAGAATCTTGCAAGTTGTTGTCCAACCCAAAGGTAGCCCAAAGGGTCAAAGAGTTGCAGGAGGAACAAAAAAACAAATCGGATATAACTAAAGAACGCATTCTACAAGAATTGTCCGGTATAGCTTTCTCATCCATTGCCAGCATGCACAACACATGGATAGAGCGTAAAGAATTTGATGAACTCTCTGACAAAGAGAAATCAGCAATAAAAAGTATATCTACCAAGATATTGAAAAAAAATATCGGAACAAGTGATGCTCCGGAAATTGTAGATGTTGAATATGTGAAGATAGAACTTTATGATAAGATAAAGGCTATTGAGCGTATATGTAAAATGCTTGGGTTTGATGAGCCTACCGAAATAGAGATGAATACCAGCAAACCCATAAGTGTCGAGGAAGCAAAGAAACTGATAGAAAGGCTATGATGGACGGTGTACGGTATCTACAAGCATTTTGTATGTCGGGCGTTCTCAATTACACAAAATTTTTCTTTAAAAGTAAAACAGGGCGCAAATTTGTGGTGAGCAGACACCATGAACGCATATGTAATGCGTTGGATGATGTTATTTCCGGAAAAATTCAAAAACTGATAATCAATATTGCACCACGATATGGAAAGACCGAATTAGCCGTAAAGAACTTTATATCATACGGATTGGCACTCAACCCGTCCTCAAAGTTTGTCCATCTCTCATATTCTGACGATTTGGCTCACGATAATTCAGAAGAGATTAGAGACATAGTTAAATCAGAAGAGTATCAACAGCTGTTCCCGTATGTCCAGATAAAGAGAGGCACAGACAGCAAAAAGAAGTGGAGTACCACTGCTGGCGGTGGTGTATATGCGGTGTCAACAGGTGGGCAGATAACGGGATTTGGCGCTGGAGAGGTGGACGATATAGATGATAAAGAAACAGAAAAAGAAATAGATAGCATATTAAAGGGGGCAAGGTTTTCCGGCGCCATTGTCATAGACGACCCTATTAAGCCGGAGGACGCTTTGTCTGACGTGAAAAGGGAAAAGGTTAACCAACGCTTTGAAACTACTATCCGTAACCGAGTGAACAGCCGAAACACCCCGATTGTAATAATCATGCAGCGCCTGCATGAGAATGATTTGTGCGGCTATCTTATGAAAACAGAGCCAGGGCAATGGACTGTTCTTTCATTGCCGGTCATAGAAAAAGAAGCGGGCGGGAAAGAATTTCCTTTGTGGGAATTTAAACACACATTGGATGAATTGCATAATCTCAATAGAATAAATCCATTCGTCTTTGAAACACAATATATGCAAAACCCTACACCTATAGAAGGTCTCATGTACGGTACATTCAAGACTTATAGGGAAATACCATATACTAACCGTGCCATTCGGAAAAATTATACCGATACCGCAGATACGGGCGGTGACAGATTATGTTCCATAGATTATGTGGATACAGAAATAGGCAACTTTATTTTAAGCATACTATATACGGACGCTCCTATGGAGGTTACGGAACCGCAAGTTGCAGCTTTGCTTGCCAAAGATAGAGTAACCATAGCTAACATTGAAAGCAATAACGGTGGACGTGGTTTTGCCCGAAACGTAGAGCGGCAATCACGCATAATGGGCAATAATGAAACAGAAATAAAATGGTTTCATCAGTCGGGAAATAAGGAAGTTCGAATATTTACCCGCTCCGCTGAGGTTATGAATCTTACATATATGCCGGAAGGTTGGGAAGTGCTCTTTCCTGAATTTTATGCAGAGATAAAATCTTTTAGGAAGTTCGGAAAAAACGCACATGATGATGGGGCAGATGCTCTTACCGGAACCGTAGAAAAACGCGGAGATTTTGAATATGACAGCTATGAGGCTGCGACAGTCGCATTTTCCGGCATTCCAATTGTAGAAATACATCCACTGCTTAATGGGCGTTTTCTGTATGCGAAAGCGTATGTTGTACATGATACAATATATGTGGATGATGCGTATATAGGAGAATTGATTCCCATCAAAGAAATCGCCGCGGTGGTCGCTGGTGCCGATGTAAACATTGAGACTTCGCAGGCAATGCTTCATTATATACGCGATTATAGGGCTGAAATAGGTGATGTGTGGGCAAGGCAAGAAAATACAGGAAAACTTTCTTATATTGAAGCATTTAAGGGGCTAATTCGAGATTTTAAATTCAAGAGAGATAATAAAATGTCCTTATTTATGCGTAATCTAATGGACTATGATGGCAAAGATGTCTATGAAGCAATGTATGTATTGTGTTGTATAGCAGATAGAGTAAAAAGAAAATCAAAAAAATAATCATAAAAATGCTATTAGTTATTTGGAATTAGTCTAAATAATATATATATTTGCACACGTAGGGTCACTACAAGCGTGTGAAGTTGCACGCAACCGTATTAATGGACTAAAACACTAAATATATGGGAGTGGCCGCATTAATTTGCTGTCGCTCCTGCTTTGTATATGGGCATATTTACTAAATTTTGGAAGCCAGAAAATAAAAAGTCTATCCCGATGTATGATAATGTAAATCGGGTAGAAAGAGATGCAGCAGGAAACTACTGGTTTTTGTCCGATTTGTTTGGAAGGCGTTCCAAATGGAAAGTATATTATGACATGACTGACAATTTGGATAAAGCCGGAGCGCTTGTTTCCTGTACGCCTTTCTTCACTGTAGTTGATAAAATCGGTTCTATGATGTCCCGTGGTATTCCTTATGTGGTAGATAAGGATGGAAATGAAAAAAGAACATTTGCCGATATACGTAATATACTCAACGCTCCCAATCCGCTGCAAACATTCTCTTCATTTGTAAAGCAAATTGAAATATGTCTTAAGGTATTCGGCTATTGTCCAATTGTTCTTGTTAGAGCGACAAAAACAAGCACTCCTAAGGCAATGTGGATAATTCCACCTGAGATTTTCCATATGGAAGGAACCGGTAAGGTGTTTCGCCAATACGAACTAAAAAATATTATATCAAGTGTATATATAGACTGTAACGGAACTCGATTAGAGTTGGAGGATTATGAATACCTTGTAATATATGACAGCAATATAGTAATAAATAGCGGTGCGACTGCTGATGTCAAATTTGAGTCCGTTTCAGATAGCCTTTCCCAGCCTATATCAAACTGGGTAGCTTCTATGTCTGCAAGCCATACATTGCTTGTAAATGGTGGTCCTAAAGGCGTGCTCTATAATGATTATACTGACCAGATGGGAAATGTTGCCCTTTCCTCGGAAGATGAAAAGGATATAAAGGACAGATTTAAACGTGATTATGGCTTAGTAAACAAGGAATATCCCATTTTGGTGACACGTTACAAATTAGGATGGCTTCCTCTTGATTTTAATGCTGATGAATTAAAACTTCATGAAGAGGATAAGAGGTGTACAGATAAGATTGCCAATGCAATGGGCATAAATGCCAATCTTTTTACGGATGCCAAATACGACAACCTTGAAAGTGCTGGGAAAAAGGCTTATCAGGACGTAATCATTCCAGATAGCCGAAAGATAGCAGAATGTCTTTCAAAAGCCATATGTCCGGAAGGTGTTTTTATTAAAATTGATTTTACAGATGTTGAATGCCTTCAAACCAATAAGGAGACAGAAGCCAATACATTGGTTAAAGTTGCTGATGCCTTACAGAGATTGATAGATAAGTCTTTGATAACACATGATGAGGCACGTATAGAAGTTGCAAGATACATAGATATTGACCCGGATAATCCAAAAGGAGATTTTGATAGCAATGCAGCAAGCAGTGCATCTGTTGAAAATAACGTCAATAACAGTAAGGAAAATGGAAACAATGACAAATAAATACAAAGATAAGATGGGGATGCAGTATAAATTGTTCTCCATAAACTCGAAGGATGTCCAATATAGCCCCGAAAGCCGGACTATCAGCGGATACGCTGCTGTATTCGGAAACATGGATAAGGCTCATGATATTCTATTGAAAGGTTGCTTTTCAAAAAGTATCAATGAAAGAGGGCCGCAAAGCCAGGCAAATGACAAAATTATACTCCTTTGGATGCACGACATGTCAGAGCCTTTGGGATTTATTACAGAATTGAAAGAAGATGATAGAGGGCTTTATTTTGAGGCGCGCATTGATGAGATTGAACTTGGAGATAGGGCCATAAAACAACTTGAGTCAGGCACGCTTAATCAATTCTCTATTGGCTATGAGTATGTATGGGAGAATTGCGAATGGGATTACGAAAAAGAAGCCCTGATTGTTAGAGAGGTTAAGTTGTATGAAATATCGGTGGTATCAATTGGCTGTAATGGAGAAACCGAGTATTTGGGGTTGAAGTCAATTGAAGACTACGAAAACGCTTATAAGGATTTAAGCGGTGAAATTTCCTTGTTATGTAAAAATATGAGTACAACCAAGCAACAGCGTTTGCAAAAAATTATAGCCAAAGCAATGTCACTTGCATCTTTTAGGCCGGACGGTGTTATGCCTGCTCCACCCAAAGGGATGGAAGCCGGCAGTAATGGCAAAACGGAAGAAAAATCATTATGTAATTTATTAAAACTAAAATCGGTATGAAATTAGGATTTTTAGAACTTATGGACACATCCGGCTTGTCCGAAGAAAACAAGAAGTTTTTTGAATCTTTGGACGAAAAAATGGGAGAAGCCTTTGAAAAACAAGTGAAAGGCTATCTTGCGGATGAAGTGAAATTGGAAGATTTGCGTAAATCCATAAAGGATGCCGCTGATTCCATAAATGACATCAAGGAAAAGGATTTTGCCGGCATTGACAAAAAGACTTTTGAGGAGAAGGTTAATGAATTGGAGAATGCCATTTTACGTGTAAAGGCTTCTACCGAAGTAGGTAAAAACGGGGAGGTAAAGATTAAATCTGTTTATGAGCAGCTACACGAACAGCTCAAGGAGTATATTGCTGCGGACAAGAAGGGCGTTATGTCTCTTGATTTGAAATCGGCTTGTCAGTCGGCTCCCGGCAATAAGTTGGGATTAAATCTTGTGCTGGAAAAGAAAGACGCTACAACTATTACTTCCGGGGCCCTTGCTCCGCATTACGGACTTGAGGTTGACCCAAATTTATCAGTCAATCCGAGAGCGCAAACCGTCATTAGAAAATATGCAAATGTATCAAGCACAAATAATAGGGCTTTGGTTTATGCGGAATATACAAGCAAGGACGGAGATGCTGCATGGGTTTCTGAAGGTGGGCTAAAGCCTTTGATGGATGCGACATTGACAGAAAAAACAATAACCGTTGCCAAAGTGGCTATTGCTGCTAAATTTACAGAGGAAACGCTGTCGGATTTTCCCAGCTTCGTCAATGAAGTTGAAACGGAAATGGTAAATAAACTTGGAATCAAAGAAGAGCAGGGAATTTTGTCAGGCAATGGCTCTGGTGGAGAAATAAAAGGCGTTGCATCGGATATGCCGGCATTCTCTCTCTCTACTTTCTATGTTGAGAAGCCAAATATGTTTGATGCTCTTGTGGCTGGATATTCGCAAATTGTATCCACCAGCGAAATGGCTTATCGTCCGAACCTTGTACTGATGAACCCATTGGATTACGCGTCCATGCAGTTGGCTAAGGATGCTAACGGTCAATATCTCCGCCCATTCCGATATGGAGATGAATTGATTCAGGGATTGCGTGTAGAAACTACTACAGCAGTGAAACAAGGAGATTTCATCATGGGTGATTTCTCATACTTGAACATTCGTGACTTGTGGGAATTGTCTATTACCTTAGGATGGGAGAATGACGATTTCCGCAAGAATATCGTGACTGTAATCGCAGAGAAGAGGCTGATGTGTTATATCAAGTCGCAATATAAGACCGCATTTGTAAAGGACACATTCTCTACTGTAATAGAAGGTATCACTCAAGGAGCATAAGGAGAATAATTATGGGAAAAGAATATAGAATAAACCTGACTAAGCGTTATAACGTAACATTTGTCAAGGATGGTGTGAAGTATAAAACAGGCGATGAAGTTTCAGTCGGAATGGCTCTTGCGAGCAAGTTTTATGCCGAGGGTAAAATTGAAGCGACAAACGAACTGATTAATGATGCCAGAGCGTTGGGTTGCGAGGAGTTGTTCACTAAACGTAAATCTGCGAAAAAAGATACGGTATGATAATTGACTACGAATCTTTCACCGGGTTGCTGAGTGTCGGGATAAATCCTGACACTGGCGCTCCCTCTATAACAAGAGATGCGGAGTTGGGCAAAATAGAATCATATATTTCCGTATATGAACAGGAATATTTGATTCGTATACTTGGTGAGGATATGTGTAAGGCTTTTACCGATTATCTTAACTCAAAAGAAGATAGCGTTGATGATAAATGGGATAGGCTGCTTGCTATTTTATCAGAAAAATACAGCCCTATTGCTTGCTATATATTTTTCAAGTATATAGCGGACGGTAATTACAGCGTAACAAATGTTGGAACAGTAACCTCTGCCGATGGAAATGCTGTTTCTCCACAAGTTTTGCAAATTAGGGCATGGAATGATATGGTAAATATGAACAAGCGTGTTTATAAACTTTTGCAAGGAAAGGAATATGCTGGTGTATGTTTCAATCCATGTATGTTGCGTAAAATAAACTGTATGGGAATATGAAGCCGGTAAATGATATATTTGCGGACATTGTAAAAAAGGTATCGAAAAGATACGGAAGCAATGTGTCGTTTTTATTCGGAGACTGGGCCTACATAAGCAATCAATTAACTTTATGGGGTAAAAGTCCCAAGACAAGTAAATTGAAGTTTCCTATAATATGTCTTTATTCTCCGTTCACGGAAGATAGAAGTTCTGCCGAGACTGAGGTTAGCCTGGAGTTTATTATTATGGTAAACACTTTGAAAGGGTATTCGAATGAAGACCGGCAAAAGACTTCCTTTGAGCAGGTATTGCGACCTATATACAATATTTTCTTGGATGAAATCAAGAAAGACATAAACATTGTCCGTAGTTACAATGATGTGGTTCCACATTCCTACATTGAAAACTACAGATATGGCAGGGTTGGGGTAATAGGAGAAGACGGGAAACCATTCAGTGATTTTATTGATGCTATCGAGATGAAAAATGTAAATTTAACCATTAAAGAAGTAAAATGTTATGGCAACAGATTATAGAAAGTGTCCGGGCGTTGCAACTTTTAATACGGGTAGCTCCGTGTGTGTGCTTGACCCCGGTAAAATAAAAGCTATCATACTGACTATTCACGGTCATAAGATACCTACAGAGAAAACAGCGGAAGCCTTTGAAAAGGCTTGCCATGCAGACCGTCCGGGAAGAATATTCCCTATCAAAACGATTGTGGAATATGCACCTTCCGGTGGAGAGGCGCAAACTTCCGCTACGGGATACGGCCCTGCTAAAATCACAAGCTATTCAGCTAAAAATGATGTATGGACTTTGCAGGACTACGATGCCAGCTTGAAAGCAAACATCATGGTGGCAAAGAATGTGGCATTTGATGCTTATTTTGTAGATGAGAACAACGTCATTTACGGAATGAATGACGGTACGAAAGATTTGGCGGGCATTCCACTGTCCGGCGTTTATCCGGGCGGTCAGGACTGGGATTCTTCTGGCACAGAAGCCAACTTGACTATCGCAACCATGTTCAAGGATTACGAAAAGTATATTAAGAACGCGGATGTGAGAGCTTATGATTTTGATGTCGTTGACGCATTGAAAGGATTGGTATATGTTGATTTGGTATCAACAGAATCAAACAAGTATAAATTGATTGAGCACTTCGGAAATTTGGATATTACGGAGTATTACGGTGAATTACTGGCAAAGAATGCAGAAAAAGCGTTGGACGGGGCGACAAGTGCTTCTTATGCTAACGGGGTCATTACTACCGTTGGCGAGGACCCCGTTACCCTTGCATCTCCCTCTGTATTGCAAGAAGCCGGAATTACAGGTATTGAGGCTTGGACATGATAGTAGAAGGTGTAACATTCAATGAAGAGAGGGTGAGAAATATGAAGAAGAGGGACTTCATAAACACACATAAGAATGTGTTTTTTCTTGACCGACCGCCCGAAGAAAGGGAGAAAACCCTTTCGTCCATCTACGATGATATAGCATCTTCCGGTGCGGCAAGACAGAAAAAAGATGATTGTATATTATGATGGTGGTATCGTTTAATTAGGGGCGTTCATTCGCCCCTAAATTGTCTTGACTATGGCTAACATTATTGAAGCAGAAGAAAATTTCAGACGGTTTGCTACCGGATTTGAACCGATGATACGGGATATTATGGTAAAAAACAGAGAAGAAGTTTCCCAATATATTGTAGAACAACTATGGTCAGGTATTAACGGAAATGACAAACCGTTACGCCCTACTTACTTTAATGACCCGTATTTCAATACCAAAGAAGCGGGGTATTGGTATAAGAACGCCAAAGGCTATGCTGCTTTCAAGCAAAGGGTAGCCCCGCTTATGTATTCTTCGCTGATAAACGCTCCTGTAAGTTCAAAAGGGACGCCAAACCTGATAATTACGGGTGAATTTCACGATTCTATTACAGCCGTACCGATAGATAAGGGGCTAAGGATTGAAAGTGTGGGGATAAGCTTTAGCGGTGATATAGAAAAGAAATACGGACAGGCGATTTACAAGGTCGGTTCTTATGCGAGAAAGGCATTCATGGAAAGGCATATAAAGCAAGGCATTGCGGATTATTTTAGAAAATTCGGTTTATAATGGGATGTGCGTGTGAAAACAAAAAGAGAATGGCAGATATAGCTAAGATGCGTTCGCTTGCAAGAAAAGCCGCAAAGATGGAGGGGAAAGTATATATCCTTTATGAGAAAGACGGGGTTTTCAATTTTTGCCCGAGAGGCGAAATGTTCAACGGGAAACTGATTGAATATGTTTGGTTCTAATTTAGAGAAAATATATCTTTGCTGAAAAATACTCTTATATGGCACAAGAAAGTAAATACGCATACGATGAGGATAGTGTAAAGGCTATCGTTCATTGGGCTTTAACAGCTCAATTGCCCGCTCAAATAGAGTTGAGCGAGTCGGAGAATATATTCGATGTTAAGAAGTACGTACAAGCGAATATACACGATATAAACCAGCATTTCCCCGACCCGTTCTACAATCCGGCAATTGATAGGCTGTACAGATTAAAGGAGTTCGTGGAAAAATGAACAAAGCCCCATTGAAAGATTGGGGCTTTATTTTTTGCTATAATGATACCTCATAGAGAGCACATAAACCGTGATTATTTCATCATTAACTGAATAGATAATGCGATGTTCCGAATTTATACGCCGAGACCATTTGCCGGACAAATCATATTTCAGAGATTCCGGTTTGCCTATTCCGGTATAAGGGTGTTTGGCAATATCTTCAAGCAGTGACAATATTTTATTTATTATAGCCTTATTACCGCTTCGTACAAAATATTGGTATTCTTCTTTTGCTTGTGCGGAAAGTGTTATTTTGTACATACAACCCGATTTAAAAAGTCTGACATATTTTCTCCCTCATGTTGAGAAACGCAATTTCCATTCTTAATATCTTCTTCCCCTTTTCTGATAGCTTCCATCGTTGCCGGAGATTTCATTATATATTCAGTTTCTTTAATGGAGTTGTATTCATCTAAAGATATGACAACAACGCTTTCATTGCCGGCACGGTGCACCAGCAACGGCTCACTGTCATTTATCACACCATCGAGATAGTATTTAAGGTTATTTCTTAGTTCTGAATAGTTGGCTGTTCTCATAATTTACTTGTTTTTATTGTTTTGTACAAAAATAGGTACTTATTTTTGTACTTACAAGAAATGGTGAATATATGAATTTAATTTAGACTAATTCTAAATAATTTTATATCTTTGCGTTATCATGTGATGTTGCATGACACCCAATATTAGGACTTATGGCAAACGAATTTATAATTACCGATTTAGTCGACAAAAAAGCCGTACAACAATTAAAGGAACTCCGTCTTGAATTTGATAGTACAAAAGGGTCTTATGTGGAGCTTGCTAAGGAGTTGGCGCAAGGAGTAAAAACTAATCCCAAAACATTTGATGAACTTTCCCAAAAAGCACGTAATTATACCTCGCTGTTGGAGAAATTGAATAAGACGCAAGAAAATATGGCATCTATTCAGGCGAAACAACTTACCGTGCTACGTCAAGTATCCCAGCAACTAAATTCAATGTCATCTTTGCAAAAGTTAAACCTTCTGTTTGAACAGTTCGCTAAAAATATCAAGAATGCAAGTGATATGCTTGCCGGATTATCTTCCGTATCCAACCAGGTGTCTTCGGCGCAGGATAATGCGGCTAAAAGCACCCAAACAGCAAGTAATATAATAAGCCAGGCATCCACTCAATTGCAGGCGGCAAATATGAACTATGCTGCCATAATCGACACCGTACAGGCATATGATGGCGAAGTTACTAAGTTAACGGCTGATACCATAGCCAATAAAGAGGCTATGAAAAAGATTGATGCGGATATTAAATCTCTTGCAAAATCTTATAAAGACGGAGAAATTACTTTGTCTGAATATATAAGGCAGTCTTCGCTATTAAAACAAAGGCATACGGAACTGATGGCGCAAAATCAGCAATATTCGACTTTGATAAAAAATCATTCCACGGCAATTATTTCAGCTTCCGGCAGTTATTATGAAATGAATGCCGCCATGCTTGAATTGCAGAAAAGGTATAAGGCGTTGAGTGAAGCTGACCGGGAAAGTAGTGTCGGGAAGAATTTGATAGCGCAAGCCAATGCTTTGAATAATAAGTTAAAAGAGATTGACTCTCAATTTGGGAATTATCAAAGGAATGTAGGTAATTATGCGTCCTCTTGGAATGGTTTGCAGATGCAAGTTCAACAAATAGCCCGTGAACTTCCTAATGCGGCATTAGGACTTAATATGTTTATTATCGCTATATCTAACAACTTGCCCATGTTGATAGATGAAATAAAAAGAACGTCTGATGAAGTCCAAAGGCTAAGAATGGAAGGGCAAAAAACGGTTTCTGTTTGGAAACAATTAATGGGGGGTGTATTTTCTTGGCAAACAGCTGTAGTTGTCGGTATTACAATTTTGACGGCTTATAGAAATGAAATATCAGATTGGGTTGAGAGTTTGTTTAGAGGAAAGAAGGCATTGGATGAAATAATTTCCGTTCAAGACAAATTAAGGATAGCTCAAAAAGGAGCTATTCGTGATACAATAGAAGAACGTATCAAATTAGAACTATTATATAAGGCTGCCACCGATAATAAAAAAGCTATGGAAGAGCGTATCGTAGCTGCAAATGAATTAAAAAGTACTTTCCCTAAATTATTTGATAATTATACAAAAGAACAAATAATGACGGGGAATGCAAAAGACGCATATAGATTATTAACAGCACAGATTATCGCTACTGCCAAAGCTAAACGGGTAATGAATGAAGTGACAAAAGCCGCAACAAATTACGAGGAAACCGAGTTTAAACGGCTTAATCAAGTTTATACTGTCGAAAAAGCACGTGCAGAATATCAAAAGTTTGTAGATACGGGATTATCGAGAACAGAAGCAGGTATAGATGCAAAAAAGAAACTTGAAGCGGAAGAAGCAACTTTGAAAGCCTTAAAAGAGCAAAGTATTCAGTATAAGAACCAAATGAATGATTTGGAAAAATTAGTAGATGTAAAAGCATTGGTTAATGACCCGGGTAAAAATAATAAAGCTTATGACGATGAAAAAAAGAAAGTGGAAGAATACGCTGAATATATCAAGAAGATAACAGAGGATTTATCCAAATCTAAAATAGAATTGATAGCTGACGGTAGAGAAAGAGAAATAGCTGAAATCAGTAAGGAATACGATGATAGGATTAAAGAGATAAAGGGTAGGACAGACGAAGAAATAGAGCTTCGGAAAAATCTTGAAACGCTGAAAGGAAAAGCCATTGCGGAAATAAACGATAAATACGATAAGGAACTGCTTGAAATAGAAAAAACAAATCTTGAAAACAGATTGGCTTCCATTGGGGAAAACTCGAATGAAGAATTAGACAAAAGGCTTAATCTCCAAATACAACTCAATAATATGATGCGTGATGCGGAAATAAAGGACGCTGAAAAGAATGGAGAGGATGTTGTGGCGATACGTATGAAGTACATGCAACGGGAAAATTCTCTCATAATGCGAAACCTCCAAGAAAGAATTGGGTTGATTGAGGCAAATACTGATAAGGTGGTAAACGAGCAGGAAACATCCGCTTTGAAAGAAGCCAATATCATAAAAAAACAATATGCAAATGGCGAAATAAGCAAAGAGGATTACGAAAAGAAATTATATGATATTGGAGTTAAGTATGCTAAGGCGCGTCTTGAAACACTTATGAAAGAGGCGGAGGCTGAAATGTCCCTTCTTGACCCAAATAGTGAAAAATATCAGGAGTTGGAAGATAGGTTAGCCAACCTTCAAGCACAGATAAACGGAATAAATTATGATGACGCTACCAAGAAACGGGAAGAATGGATAGACAAGTTCAAGAGCGGGCTATCAGAAATGAATGATGTGGCAAGAGACGCTCTTGGAGAAACAGCCGGAATATTCGAGGGGTTATCTGATATAATGGTTGATGTAGCAGAGGATGGAAGGTTAAGTTTTGAAAACATGGCGGAAGCCGTAGGGAAGATAGTATCAGGCATCACTTCGCTGATGACCGATATATATGATGCCCGGATAGAAAACGTTGAAAAAGAACAAGAAGCCAACGATGAAGCATACGATAAAGAAATAGAACGTATAGAAGCCCTTGAAGAAAATGGTGCAATTTCCACCGAAGAGGCAGAAGCTCGCAAACGTGCAGCCGAAGATAAGACAGCCGCCAAAAATGCAGAGCTGGAAAAGAAAAAAGCTGCATTACAAGAGAAGCAAGCCAAATGGGATAAAGCAAATTCTATTGTTCAGGCAGGAATAGCAACCGCTTTAGCTGTGACAAAAGCACTTCCAAATTTAGTTCTTGCTGCATTAGTCGGTGCTATGGGAGCCGCCCAAGTAGCCCTAATAGCAGCCCAACCCATTCCCAAATATGCCAAAGGAACAAAAGACCATCCCGGCGGTTTGGCAATAGTAGGTGATGGCGGCAAGAAAGAGGGTATCGTAACTAATAACGGGCTTTTTATCACTCCTGATAAGCCGACATTGGTAGACCTTCCGGCGCATGCGCAGGTAATCCCTGATTTGTCATATATCTATGACCGTAGAGGACTTACATCGGATTATGGTTTATTGGAACAAAAGCTAAAAAATATGAGAGAAGAGGGGATTGTTGTTAATGTAAACAACGATTACAGCCGACTTGAAAGAAAGATGGAAAGCAATACCAAACAATTGCAGAACATTGGTCGGATTATGAAGAAAGCCAACCATATTGCGGATTATAATTGGATTTCAAGCAGAGTATAAGATATGATATATAATGACTTAAACAAAATATGCCTTTCCCGCTTTATAGACATATTTCTGGGGGATATTGATAAGGTTGTTCAAGGCGGAAGATATAGTATCAGAGAAAAGGCTTTGGCGGCCGAGAAGCTATGCAATGAATACTTATCAATAATAGGGGGAACGTCTGTTTCCGCCCAAATAAACCGGAAAAATGAAGTGCTGAAAATTCAAATCCGATTAAATTGTCTTGCCATATGTCAGGAACTCATTTCTTCCGGAAACTGGAGTGATGCTGTAGAAGTCATGTCTGCTTTGGGTTATAAATTCAGAGAGGACGAACATGATAAGATAAAGAACCGGATAAGCAGCGTTTCCGCTTCTGACAATTACCGCCTTGCAAAATTGCAGGAAACATTTCCGGATATAGGGAAAATAAAAATGGATAGGGAATATTTTACCAAAGAACGCGTTTCTTTAATGTCCCATGTAAAAATGCACATTGATGAAAACACGTTCTCCGCCAAAGAATATGCCTATATGGTCAGGCGTATGTGTGATGACATAGATGCCATGATACGTTCAACTTCAAAAAAGAAATAGATATGTATTACAGATGTGAACTGTTGATAGGCGGAATGACATATGACGCCACAAATGAGCTTGTTAATTGGGACGATGTAGAGATGTCTTTCAAGAGAGGGGATTATGACGGAGTTGTTCGTAGTTTTTCCACAAAATTTGAGTTTGCCAACGGCGCTTATTCGCTATTGCTGAAAGAATATTTGTCGAATTACCTGAACTCATCCGCAACACTCGTGTTTTATACCCGGAATAACTCATGGCTGTTAAATGAAAAGTTCAGATGCGCTTTGGACTACTCCACATTTTCCTACAATGATACGACGTGCGAAATAAATGCCGTCGACAACAGTCTCGCAAGCTTGATTAAAGCAAAGAAAGGCACGCAGTATGAATATCCGGTAAAAGAAATAAAGGAGTCCCAACCTTTGGATTATGACAGATTGTTGATGAACAGTGATATAAAATGGTCTATACCAAGTGACGCAGAGGAGCCTAATGTTTCCCATGTAATGACTGCTTATCCTAATGCTTATTATACTATTCCTTTTTATATGTTAGGACAACCGGAAATTGCGACAAAGGACATTGTAGAGGTTTTTGATACGGCTGAAAACCGATTTGAAAGTACGGAAAGTCTATTCGGAGAATATCTGTTCAAAAATATATCTGACAGGGATTTGACCATACGAATAAAAGTAAAATTCAGTGTATTCATTACGTATCAGAGACCAGGCGTATCCTTCCCGATATATATACGGCTTTCCTCTTATAATGAAAATAGTAAAGAGCTTAAAATATATTATCAATCCGCTACAATTCAAACATTTAATACATACACTGTCGATATTGATGAGAATTTGACAATATCTCCAGGTGAGATGATTAATTTCAATATAGCACTTGCAAAATCTGACCCTATATATCAAAATTTTCCCGTTAATTTTAAATTCAACAGTCTTGACACACCGTTAAATATAAGTTTTTCCGAGCGTGGAAAATCTGTAAAAATAGATTGTATCAGTCCTAAAGTATTGCTTAACCGTTTACTGAGGTCTATAACTGATAAGAACAATGTAACGGGTGAAATCGCCACCGGAGTAGATGAGCGTTTAGACATGGCGATGATAGTTCCGGCAGAAAGCATACGAGGACTTCCCAATGCCAAAATATATACATCTTATACCAAATTCGCCAATTGGATGAGCGCGGAATTTGGGTTTGTCCCTGTAATCGGTGACGAGAAGGTGACATTTGTTCATCGTGATACTTTATTCCAAGATACAGAAATAAAGGACTTGCAGGACAGCACTTCCGATTTGGAATACAATGTGAATGCCGGACTGGTTTATTCGGGGGTAAAAGTCGGGTATGACAAACAGGATTACGACAGTGTAAATGGTCGCGATGAATTCCGCTTTACCAATGAATACACCACCGGCATTACATTGACAGATAACGTATTGGAATTAGTTAGCCCATATAGAGCCGATGCTTATGGTATGGAATTTCTTGCGGAAAAAAGAGGTGAAGATACGACTGATAGCGACAGTGATAATGATATATTCTTTGTTGGAGCATCACTTGACGGAGAAAAATACAAGCTTGTAAGGGATGGATATATAATATCCGGTGTCATATCTCCTTCTACCATGTTCAATGCCATGTATTCCCAAAGGTTTATGATTGAAGCAAACGCAAGGTATATAGGTGCTTTTGCCAACGCGTTGGAGTTTACATCATCTGACGGTAAGAGTGATGTGACAATCAATGGAGTTAGCGAAAGGTCGAGCATTGTATTGGGAAACAAACTGTTCACGGTAGGAGAACTTTCCGTCAAGACCGGAGATTTGGAAATACCGTCAGACTTGACGGGTTACATTCGGGTGGAAAAGAACGGGCGTATCTATAAAGGCTACGTAAAAAGTGCAAGCTATAATTATGGACGACCGGAAGCGGTAAAATATTCTTTGATAGTCAAGAGTGTGGATTAATAGATGAGGAGATTTCATATAAGTCTATCAGGCACTCGTTATTTTACAATGTATTATTTGGAATTGGTCTAAATAGTATGTATATTTGCGCATGATGTGTGAAGTTGCACATCACTATAAAAGGACGAAAAGACATGGTAAAAGTTGGTGATGTTTGCCCTCTTTTTTTCTCACCTGTAAAAGATAAGTTTGGGCTTGATATGGACTATATTCAGAAGTTCCACGCTTCTGATAAAATCCATATACAGGTATTCACTAATGCTTCTGAGGAAGTTTCAGCGAGCCTGAACAATCTTGCCGCAGGAAATTCTACACCAATATCACTTTCCACATATAATCATAATGACAATGTAGTGATGTATTACGCCATTCTTCGAGACTTGGAGGATGCCGTATATACGGTTACAATCAACGAAGATACATCAGAACCTTTTATCGTATGCTCCTCTGATGACTTGTTAGAGGAAACTGTGCTTATCCGTTATTCCCATAAAAGCAATAACTCCGCTTTTGATAACATATTTTGGGTAGATGATATTCAGCAAGTATTTAATTTTCGTGTGGAAGCAGGATTTAAACCTGGAGGATATTCCCCTCGAATAGATAATGAGCAATATCGCAACCAAATGCAAGAGATAGAAGAATTATACGCAGTACCTTATGATGTATATAATCTTACAATAGGAAATTCAAACGGTGTCCCTTATTGGTTTGCAAAACACATAAACCGTATTTTATGCCTTTCTATGGTGGAAATTGACGGGACAAGATATGTCCGTTCGGAAAGTTCTGTTCCGGAAATGACGCAAGTTATTGAAGATAGCCAGTTGTTCCATATAAATATGGCTCTTGAATTACAGAATAACGATATTGCAGGTATTGGCGGCTCTCCTGAAGCTGGTTCTTCCGCCTCTTTCCCCGCATTCCTGATAGACCACGCCAAAGATGGAGAGATGTTGCAATTCAGCGCAGAAAAAGCTGCATTTACTAATGTTGATAAGGTTGAGGTATGAAAAAAAGGCTTAGTAAAATATTATGGTTTGGTGATGCTCTTAATGAAAACAATCAGGCAGCTCCCCCTGCTTTATCTCCGAGTGATGAAGAGCATTTACAAGGTCTGAATCTCGGGGAAATATATATATGCGTCGCAGATGCCGACCCAGCACTGTTCATCAGGACTTCCGCCGACCGAATTGTCTACTTTAAGGCTCTTGATATAGAGGCTTTATCCAAGTTCTTTATAAGAAAAGACAGACCGGACGAAGCTGGATTTTTAATAAAGTTCTTAGGCGGATTATTTTCAGACTACATCCAGTCCATGAACTTTTCTTCCGGTGCTCTCGGCGAAGGCTTTGTCATTAAAGTAGACAGCAAGACGGGCGACAGCTATTTGGAAGTAGACCATATGCTGGCACGCAAAAGTGCCACGTTTATTGAGTTGCTGATACAGCGATTACGCCAGGTTGGCGGTCAGATAATACTTTCTCCCGCATCCATGTCATGTTCTAAGGTAGAGGAATACGATACCTTTTACCGCTGTTACTTCGAGAACACAGACGGGGAAAAGACCATTGTTCAGGAATTTGTAATAGGAGACCAAGCCCGCAGCCAGACATTCAACATCAAGCCAGGCGTACATGAGAACGTCTCTAATACCTACTATTGGCGGCTGGTAACAAGCGTAGGTGACAATTACATAGACCTTTCGAAGAGCGACTGTGACACGGGGTCTGCCGCACCACAAGCAGGCGATGACATTGTACAGTTAGGTAACCGGACGGATAAGACCAGACAGAACGCCATCGTATTGGCAGCATACGGGAATGATACTCCAAGCTTCCGTCAATATGCAGGGATTGATTCTTATTCTTTGGCTGGTAAAGAAGTGACAGCTTTCAGTCCTAATGGAAATAAAGTTACTGGTGACTTTATCTTGAAAACGGGTGTGAATATCCTTACCCAGTTCAAGATATTGGAAGATTTGATTTACTCTGAAATCTCCAAAGTGCTTGACGAGGTGCAGGCAAAGGATAATTACCTGTACAATGCGGCATTTGCAAGCAATACGAACGGTTGGGAGACAAAGAACGATGTTCGTTTCTTTACTGTAAACGGAAAGTTCTTATTAGTGAATGGGGAGTTCTATTCCCGTAAGGATGCTATGGCTGCCATCATCAGAGATGGGGATAGAAACGTGCTTCGTATTCTTTCTTCCGGAATTAAACAGTCAAATGCTGATTTAGCCAATAAGCCTACCTATGAGGAAGGGGAAGAACCGAAGAAGTTCTTTATCTCTTTCCGGTATAGGGTAGTTACAGCCGGAACGCTGACAATAGGATTTCCCGGTCAGAACCTGCATTTCACCGAACGTCTTGAACCGGGTGAGAAATACGCAATGAAGGAGTATTCCGGCACATGGGACGGAACGGGTGATTTCGAGTTGAAGTTTACGGGGGATATATACATACATTCGCTGGCATTGACCGATAATGCCTACGAGGATATGATAACAAAGTTCGAGACCCAGCTAAGCCAAACCAATGAAAAGATTGAAGCTGTGGCAAAAAGAACATCCAATCTTGAAAGCAAAAGCGCGGGATGGTTAACCACTGCGGATGGTGTCAAGATTTGGGCTGCTGCGGAGTTTGAAAATGGAGTAAAAGCTTCGTCCTTGTTTAATGTGTCGGCGGAAAGTATAACGTTAAAGTCGCAACATATTAAGTTGGAAGGTATAATTACCGCCAATGGAAATATCAAGATACACGAAGATGGCTCTATCGAATGTCATAATGGCTCTTTTACGGGAGATATAACAGCAGATAGCGGGTATATCGGTGCATTCAAAATAACCGACAGAGGACTTGAAAACGAAAAGGAAAATCCGACTGCGACATTGAGGATAGGCAAGAATGGTGGAAAATTTTTTGAAGTGAATGTCTCTTCCGGGGCAATGTGCGGTATTCGTGGAGATGGGATTACGGCACTTAGTCTGAGTGCCTACGGTGACCATTCAATCGGTGTAAGAGTAATGGCTCAGGCTGGATATGATACTTGTGCGATAGAAGCATTGGGCAATGTAGAATTAAATGCCAGGAGCGGTGAATCGGTAAGAATAAACAGATTGCAGGCTTCCGGATTTGCTGCGGGCGTCCGCAATTTAGGCAGCAGTATAATGTCTGCCCCACTGAGCTATACAGTCAGTGATACCGATGATATTATCATATATGGAGGACCGGATATAAGCTTTGACCCTACCCTGTTTCTTCCAAGTTCGGCTGTTACGGGTCGGATTGTATATTTGAAGAACCAATTGAACCGGAATGTTTGGGTAAAAGGAAACCTAATGAATGCCAATAACAGAGGCACAACGAACGCTTCTTCAATCAATCAAATATCCTGCTTTTTCGTTTTTGACGGCAGTTATTGGGTTCATTTTTACTGTGGATAATACTAATAATTATAACTCATGAAAAAGATAAATTTTAAACAATTACTGATTGCTACGGACATTACCCGTAAGCATTGTGAAAATATAGATTGTAGAGAGAATTTTGCGAATGTATTATACCGGAACGGTAACGGTATCGCATCGCATGCACTCGCTTTGAAGATATACAACTCCAATGAAGAGACAGAGTATAGTGATGAAGAAGTATCCCTGATACAAGAGCATGCAAATGCTTTTTGCAAACCTTTCTTCATTGACGCGCTCAATCGTGCTATCAACAATCAACCGGAAGAAGTAACCGATAAACAGGAATAATTATGGCTTGGACAGAACAGGATTATCAAGAAATAGTTGCCCGCCTTAAAACAGAGTCGCAAGGTGTTGGTGACGTCCCTAATGCAGAAACGCTTACTGGCATAAGTTCTCTGCCCGCATATCAAGAGAAAGACGGCGAGGACATTATTGTACGTGCCCCACTTGAATTGTTAGCTGCTCCCGCTTTGGATGCCGCTGATAAGGCAAATGCAGCCGCTACTAAAGCAGAAGAGAACGCCACAGCAGCACAGACAGCCGCAAATTCCGCCAATGAGAAAGCAGGACTGGCGGCACAAGCTGCATCCGATGCCAACGCAGCTAAAGAAGGAGCAGAAGCGGCTACCCAATCCGCAAACAACGCTGCATCCAATGCCGAAGAGAAAGCCACCGCCGCTAATACAGCCGCCCAAGATGCCGAAAAGGTTGCCAACAATCCGACATACATCGGCAAAGACCACTATGTCTATGTGTATAACAAGGATACGGAAAGTTTCGACAAGACGGATATTTATTGCAAAGGCGAACCGGGAAGCTCTTTCCGTGTGGCTGGTGAATACGATACCCTTGAAGCCTTGAAATCTGCCGTTCCCGACGGTTCGGCAGTTGACGGGTTCATGGCTGTAGGTACGGAAGCCCCTTATGATTACTACGCATGGGTGAACGGTGAATGGGTAAGTCAGGGGAAGATAGCGGGAGGAAATGTTATTGTTCTGCCGAGAGAAATACTTGACTTGACAGGTAGTTCCTCCTCGGAAGAGATATTTGCTACATTTGGCGGTATAGATAAATACAAGGATTTGCTTGAAAAATTGAGCGCAAATAATTACTTGGTGCAGATTGGAGAACCGTCATTAGGCTCACTAAGACATATCTATACTCTTGTAGAATATTCTGTCAAATTCGCTTCAAACAAACAATCGGGAGCGTTATCTTTAAATATCTACAACGAAGACCGGCAGTTAAGAAGATTACATTTCTATTTGGAGGATAACGGCACTACAGCCCGTTGTGGGGAGGCAAGTACTTTCCAACTCGTCAAAGACTCCGACGTCCTCACCAAGACCAACACTTCACCGTTCACCCCTACGGGCGATTACCAGCCTGCAACAAAGGAGTATGTGGATAATATCGGTTATGGCAAAGTTATTGATGTAGACGGAAATGACTCAATTAATAATATTAATGCACAAGGAACAGAGGCGGAAAATAGAATTAATAGGCTATTTGGTAGTATTAACAGCTTTAAAAATGTAGTAATTGATATTGTAAATAGTCATGCTAAATATCATTTCCATCTTTTTAATTTAACCTCTAATTGTATAGAGATGGGTAGTGTATTTGCTTATGTTAGTAGTAGTGAGAATAATAGACATTTGCTTGGTTTCATATTCACATATTTAGATTATTGTAAACATTGTAAAATTGATGTCACAGACGTTTCTAAAGAAGTAATTATTAAAGACCTTGTTGCTTCCGACAACCTCACCACCCTCACCAAGAAAACCGCTGCCGAGTACGAGGCTATTGGCTCTAAGGATGCCAATACAGCATATTGTGTAACCGATTAAAGGATAATGATTATGTTAAAAATAGGAGAATTGACCTCAGGGCTATTTGCTGGAGATAAGCTGATTGCGGGCAAAGAATTTGATATTAAACAACTTGTTGATAATATTACATTTGCAGATGATTTAGTACATGAAGGAATTAATACACAATATGTTCTTATTTGCAATCTTAGTAGTATCCCTATTTATTTATATCGAGATTCAGAAAGAATTGAAATAAAAAAACAACATATCGAATGGTATTCATTTGGAGCACCTACTGCTATTAGTCTTTTTAATGAAGATAATACTCCAATAAGAGCTATTACACAAAAGGAGTCTATATCCAATAATTTTGTTACAAAAATAACTGATTCTGTCGTTAATAATGGCGATAGTGTATTTGATATTGCAGATAGTACAGGGATTTTCGGTTTGGGTTGTGTTCTAATGAATGCGTAAAACAATAATATTAATAAAATAACAAAGTGTTGACTTTTTTGATTATGAGAGTAAAAGTATTTTATGAAAACTGGTTTGCCAAACTCATCCTCTTTGGCGGCTACACAACTATAATGTTCTTCGGCTTCATCCTTACGAAGCTGAAAGAGTTGTCCGAAACAACTATCCGCCATGAACGGACACATCAGAAACAGTTCTTCGAGTGTATGGAGATAGTGGCTATCCCATCCGTATTATTGTCATTCCATGTCAGTGCATGGTGGTTGTTACTTATCCCGCTATTCTACTACATTTTGTATTTGACAGAATGGTTTGTGAGCTTTATATACCATCTGTTTACAGACAGCAAGATTGGGGACGGTAAGGTCAATAAAAACGCTTACCGTGCGAGCGCATTTGAGATGGAAGTCAAACTCAACCAGGATAATCCGAACTACTTGAAAGAACGTAAATGGGGTGCATGGTTCAGATACTACGGTAAGATATGAAAATCCCGTCCTACTCTCACGAGCAAAACGGAATGACAGTAGTTCGCTTATTTGATAAGAGACACAAAGATATGAATAATTGACAAATAACGATAAGATGAGTACAGAAGTTGTAAATGCAGCCCTTCAAACAGGAAAGGGTATTAGTGATTTCGGAATGATGGCTATAACCGCAGGTTTTTTCCTTGTGTTATCAGCCTTGTTGATGGTGGCGTGTTTCCGTTGGTTTATGAATATGGTAAACCAGCTTATGACATCACAGAAAGAGATAAACCAAGACTATAAAGACACCATGAGGCAGCTATTGGAAGAAACCCGTGCGCAGAACGAGCGGTTGAACGTGCTATCGGAAAGTCTCATGCCCGAAACGCAGCTGCGTATAAAAACGCTAAGCAATGTATTCTTCGACCTTTCCGTTGAGAAGGTGTGCCGTATTATCAAGAAAGTGCGTGAAGAAAACCATATATCAGACAAGGAAGCTACTGCAAGAAAGATACGTACATTGCTTACAAACATACACGAGGACAGGAATTCAAAACTTGACTGCTTTTCGTATCGTGGGAACAGGCTTTCCGAATACACGGAAAGGAAATGGATAGAACAGGTTGCCAAAGCCGTTGAAGCGGAGATTTACAATGAAAACGGAGCGAACAACGGGAGGGCATACACGAATGTAGAGTCGGTATATGCGAATATAAGATTAGAATTTTATCACAATTTGAATGAAAGATAAGGAGTAACAAAATGAAAAAGAAACTGATTATCGCAGCGATTGTTATCGCTATCATTGTGGGAGTTATGCTTTACATGCACTACACTCCGTTTTGGGTAAACTTAACTACTGTCGTGTCATTCGGTGTCGGTGTTGTTGCCGGATGGGTGGCTCGTGTGGTTTATGACAAATATTTTAGAAAGGAGGAATAACATGAGATACTTTACAATTGCAGAACTGGTTAAAAGCGAAACGGCTGATAAGAAAGCTATAGATAACAGATTGCCACAAGAACTGCTTCCCAATGCACAAGCGTTGGTTGACAATGTCCTCGACCCGTTAAGAGAGGCTTACGGCAAACCTATCACAGTGACAAGCGGATACCGTTGCCCCGCTCTTAATAAAGCAGTAGGCGGCTCTAAAACAAGCGACCACATGAACGGGTGCGCTGCTGATATTGTCGGTACTCCGAATACCCCGAAAGAGAACAAAAGGCTGTTTAATCTTATACAAGAATTGAAACTTCCCTTTGACCAGGTTATTGATGAGAAAAACTTCTCATGGGTACACGTCAGCCACCGAAGAGAAGGGAACAGAAACCAAGTATTGAAACTCTAAAAAGTAAACATCATGGCAGCAGAAGTTTTATCATTTCAACAAGAAGAAGGCAAAACAGCGTATTACGCAACGTTTGTCAGTGACGGTAATCCCGTTACCATACAGATAAAGAACAAGGGCGGAATGGTGACTGTATTTGCCAATATCGAGGGCATGAATCCTATCCCGCTTTCCCCAAATGCCAATCAAGCCTTAGGTCCTTCCAATGTGATATTTCGTCTTATTGGCATAGCGGCAGGTATGGAAATTACAATAAGAAGTGCTACGAAAGTGTCAGAAGCCAAAATGATTAAAGAGGGATAGCCTTATGAAACCAATCACTATCCCTCACATCAGCATTCCTATAATCGGCATTCCCGTAATCAGCATACTTACCATAGGGTTTCCCGGTGCTGGCGGAAATAAGCCGCATCCATTTCCTGACGAAGGGTATTTATTATTAGCCAATGACGCTCCATTGTTGTTGACTAATGAAGAGCCGATATTGCTTACAAGTAAAAATAAATAGTAGTATGGAAGAGAAAATAGAAAAAGGACAACAAATTGGACAACTCCCCAAAAGAGACGTTTTGACGGGTAATGAGCAGTTTCCCTTTCAAGAAGACAGAGAAAACGGTTCTATCACCCCTAACGCCCTAAAGAGTTTCATTAGTTCCGGAAAAGGTGGATATATGAGCTATATAACCGAGTATAATGTTTCCATTCATCATCCTTCATCTGGAATTGATAGTGGCAATAAATATACATTAGAAGGTGCTATTGTTCAAGTTCCGGAAGATATAAGAACAGCCGGGCTAAAAGTGTCATTCTTGAACAATAGCGGACTTGTGGAGACGTGGGAATTTGCAGGTGGAGCATTTGAAAATATCGAGAACTGGAAATCAAATGAAGATAAATTGACTGACATTAGAGATGAAGCAATCAGTAAAATAAAGGAAGTTGAAAGCGATGCTATTTCAAATTTCAGTTCCCAGCGTGTTACTCCTGATATGCTGTCCGAATCAACCAAGCAGTTTATTAATGCAAGTGGTGGCGGTACGATAAACAATCTTGCGGATGACGAAGACCTTGTGTCTGTAGACAAAGGGGAAAGCTTAAGTGTTTTAAAATTTGCCGACCGTGCTTATAACCTTGAAACGCATATAGGAATGGGATATAAAATTCTGCGCAGGAATATTATAGACGGTAAAAATATGCTTACCCAAGAAATGTTTGACCGTACTAATACAGTTTATGTCATACAGTATGATTTTGATTTAGATGGTAAAACCATAAATCTTCCCAGAAGGACTAAAATACTGTTTAATGGCGGTAGTTTGAGCAATGGAAAAATTAACTCAAAAGCTCACATTGAGAATTTTGGTGTTGATGGAAATTTTACATTTAAAGATGTGCAGTTCGGAGCCTACAGTGCTGTCATGGATTTATCCAGCTGTATTCTTCCTACAATAGAAAAAGATGGAAATTATGGTTATGATTTGTCGTTTGTATTGAATACGATAAATAAATGGAAAGCAGATAATCATTATAACCTTAATCTTAAGATTGTTTTCCCATGGTCAACACTTTATTTTATAAAGGAGACCATCTATGTTGATAAAAATGTTTCAATAGATTTTAACGGTTCGATACTTGTTCCGATAAATAGCCTTGATTTTTGTTTTTCTGTTTCTTCCCAAAACCGGATGTACGATGATACCAATACAGGTAAAGTTCAAGGCTCTTATATAAAGAATTTTGTTATAAATGATTCTTTTGGTACAAGATCTAAGTTTATGTTTGTTGCTGACAATCATGAGATTTCCAATGTAAAGGCAATTAAACTGTCAAATACTTTATTAACCTATGGCGGATATATCGAAGATGCTCCGAATGATGTTAACTATATTGACTTTAAAAATATACATGATATTGAACTGAGTAATGAAGTTCGGAAATTTGACGATATTGTTATCGGTAAAGGTGATGGCTGTAGGTTGGACGGTATCCATGGATGTAAGATAAAGATAGAAGGTTCCCAGGGATTTGTCGCATCTAATTGCGTTAACTGCGGTTTCGAACTGCGGGGAAGTCAGGGTGTGATAATCAATCATCATGACGAAGAGGCCAAAGGGTATATACTGACTAATTCTTCATTGACTATGGTTGCTTCAAAGATATGGAAACATAATAGGAACTTGATAACTATAGCTGATGATACGGATTACATGCTATATGGGAATAAGATTTGTGCTTTATCCAAATTAGTTCTTAATGATGTTATTGTTGCCGGTTCATTGCATCTGGATTTTGGACTAATACCTAAAACTGTTTATGATATTTTTTGGGATAATGCAAAATGTGATACCGCTCCAAAGATTATTCTAAACAACACAAGGGTAAAGTCTTCATCCTACAGAGAATTTTTTAATACAGCCGGTGAGTGTTTACTATCAAATGTCAGGTATACGGACATCTGCCAGCCACATGGTTACACTTCTGAGTTAAATAGTATCACGGCAAAGCCTGCATGGTTTGAATCGGATTTGGCTATAAGGGATTTGTCCGGTTCAAAATATGATGTGTTTTACCTTTATGATGATATGAGAAAGGCAGGCGTTAAACTGAACGAAGTGGTTTTTAATGCTACTCCCAAACCGTTTGAAGAGCAGAAATATATTGCGACAATATGTTTGTCTAAGGATTTTAGTGACATACATTATGGAACGTTGCTTTTTTATCACAAAAATAAGGATGTAATAGATTACAAATATTCTCTCGGATTAGATAATTTTGAATTTCATACAGTCAATGAATATTGGGACAATGGAGAGGATGGTTATCTGTTTTTTGACACCGGTAATGCCTTGAACAACCGTATTTTTAAAACATTATCTTCCTCTTTAGATAAATACAATGAGTGTTCTAAGTATATAAAGAACGGCATTAATTGTATCGCTTATTTAAGAGAGATACCTCAATATGGAGAATGGATAATAGGCGATATGGTAGTAGTTGATGGAAACACATATGCCTATAATGGAAAATTATGGTTGGATGCAAGCGGTACTCCGTCTTCTGTTGCCAGGTCAGGGGCAACAGGAGAGAGACCACAAAATGTTTTGGCTGGGTTCTGTTATTTTGATAAGACAATAAATAAGCCTGTATGGTGGAATGGTTCTTCATGGACAGATGCCAGTGGAGCTACGGTGTAATGTTTTTACTAATTGTTTAATTATTTATGGTATGATAAATAATATCTTAGGTGCGGTGGTATATCTGTCCACCGCCATAGTATTCGGTGGCAGCACTGCACTGCTGATGCTCTTCATTAAGGAGAACAGCGACCGTTGCCACTACTATAACGGCAAGTGGAACAAAATAGACTTGCTGTGTGGGGTTGCCGCAATATGTGCAGGTATGGTTGTAAATCATTATTTGTTGAAGCTATGAAAAAACTACCCTGGTTATTGGTTGTTTTGCTGGCAATCACTTGTGTGGCGGCTTGGTTCCGCCCGCACGAGCCTTTGCCGGCAGAAATACGTACCGAGACGAAGATACAGACGGTTGTCAAACTTGACACGGTTCTTATCTCCTCACCGATAGCGGTTTTTTGGCAGATATTGCCGAATGACACAGTACGTATAGGTGACACCCTGCTCTACCGCAAACGGGTTGTGTATGAAGATAGCTTGTATCATGCGGTGGTGAGCGGGTATGTAGACCCGCGGATGGATAGTATGACTGTGTATCCGAAGACGGTTTATCAGACAGTAACGAATGACGTCTATCATCCGGTTCCCATCAAGCCGAAGAAGCGTTGGGGATTAGGCTTGCAGGCTGGGTATGGGTATCCGGGCGGCATGTACGTAGGCGCAGGAATAAGTTATAATCTATTTGTATGGTAAGAAAGAAATTAACGATGTAGAAGTTGGCTTGTAGCTGACACTCTTTTGGGGCTTAGAGTAAAAAGAAAGCCCCCAACGTTTCACGTTAATATTGCCACATAAAAACATGATAAGCATAAGACAATGCACGTTGGAGGCTTTAATATCTTCAACGCATTATCTTATGCTTTGTTCATTTAATCTCATGTTTTATGTGGCAGGGCAAAGATAAATATAAAATTCAGAAAAACTATGTGTAAATCAGAAATCTTTGCCGAAACAATTAATCTCGTGGCGCAGGAGACCGAAATACCCGCCAGCCGGATACTATCTTCGGATAAGGATACGGAAACCGTAGACGCCCGCTATTTGCTTGTACAGTTGCTTATCGAAAGGGGAATGTATCCTTCGCAGATAGCTCCTAAAATCCACAAGACCAAACGTGCGATAAACTACATGATTTCCAATTTCCAGGAACGTATGGAAGGCGGGAAAATGTTGAGAATATATTGGGAAAACATTAGGAAAGCGTTGGGAAACAACTGATTTCATGGCAGTACCGGTATTTATACTTTTGTGATGCGGTTGATTTTGACCGTAATACAAAATATAAATCTCTATGGAAAGAACGTATGTCTTCAATCAAGACGGGAACAACGGAAATGGTGGCGGAAGCAAATTCGACATCATGGCTATGTTGCCCAACTTGATGGGAAGCAAGGGTGTAGACCCCGGACTTCTCGCTTTACTGAACCAGGGACGTGGCAGCCAAGACCAATGGGGCGGCTCGTGGTGGTTCATTTGGATTATCCTTTTGTGGTTCTGTTGGGGCGGCAACGGCTTTGGCAACCGCTTTGGCAATGGTGGCGGTCTGCCTGCCGAGCTTAACGGTGATGTCGGTCGTGAATACCTGATGTCAGCCATTCAGGGCAATGGCAATGCCATCAACCAGCTTGCTTCTTCTTTGAACTGCTCTACCCAACAGTTACAGAGCGCCCTGTGCAACATCCAGGGACTTATCGCCAATGTAGGAAATCAGGTGGGCATGTCAAGCCAGCAAATCATCAACGCATTCCAGTCCGGAAATCAGGCTGTTCTTACTCAGATTGCAGATTGCTGCTGCAAGACTCAGAACGCCATTACCACAATGGGCTATGAGAACCAGCTTGCGATGTGCAATCAGACCAACGCGCTTGTCAACACGGCCAATCAGAATGCTCTTTCATTGCGTGACGGTGCGACCGCCAATACCAATGCTATCCTTGCGAAGTTGGACGCTATGCAGAACCAGGCATTGCAGGACAAGATTGCGGCTCTTACAGCAGAAAAAGCCACTTTGACTGCTGAAATCTCCCAACGTAACCAGAATGCTACTATCCTGAATTCAGTAGGACAACAGATTGCTCCTTTGGCAGCAGGCTTGCAGGCATTGCAGTCCGATGTCGATGGAATAAAATGCAAGATGCCTAACACTGTTCCGGTTGTTTACCCTAATATTCAAGCCATCAACACAGATTGTTTCCGTGCTGCGGCTTTCGGTGCTTACGCCGGTGATGCAATGTATGGACGTGGCGGTTGTGGTTGTAACAACTACTGGGGTTAATTCCGGTAAGAAAGGGGGTAATTATGTGGCCTAACTTTTTTACAGGATTTCCTTTCTTGTTCCCTACTATTGGAAGGGCTAATTTCAATACCCTTCCTACGGTAGCCGTAACGGTCGGCACGGAGAACGTGACTTTGGAACTTCCTAACCATGCGTTCCGTAACAGAAGCTATGTAGGCGGTTTCTATGTCAGTCTCCGCCAGGCAATACCTGCCGGCACGACTGCTACACTCCCGATACTGATAGGGACTAATGGGGATACAAGACCGTTGCTGGCTTACAACAATGAGCCGGTGACTGTCGGCAACCTTGCCGGAACGGGTATCTACGAAATTCACTATAACAAGTACACCAACGAACTGTTCCTTGTTAACGGTGGGTATCGTCCGACAACCGCATCGGCACCGACTCCGACAGCAGAAGCAACCGCTCAAAAGAGCAAGTAGTTAACATGGGGCTTTGTGGTTGTTTCCAAAATGGAAATAGCCACACCCCTTTAAAATCAAACCAATATGTTTCAATCACTTCGTACCAATAACCAGTTGTATATACTTCATAAGGATGCTAACCCGTTTATCGAATACGGTCCGGTAGTCAGCGTTTCCGCTCCCAAGCCGAAATATCCTATGGCATCCCCTATGGGACAGTTACCCCAAATGGAAATGGTTGTGGATGTCGTTGTCTGTATCAACGGGCAGAACACGACTTTCCAAAATCTACCTGCCGGCATGGATATAGCCGACTTCGGACAGAACGGCAATATCGTAGTGTCATGCTCTCGTGATGCGATGAACAACGAGGTCGCTTCTATGAAGCAGAAAAGCATAGACATTATCAATAGCATGGACTTCCACAATTCCGTCATTGCGGGATGTGACAAGATGCTGACGCTCTTGAACCCCGAATTTGCAGAGAAACAACGTCAGGAGCAGGAAATATCATCTCTGAAAGGGCAAATGGCGGAAATGAGCAAGAACATGTCCGACCTTATGGAATTGAACAAACGGCTTATGGAACAGCTCGGAGTTGCTGAAACATCTAAAACAAAGAAATAATATGGGAATGTGGGAAATATTGGAAGAAGGACGCGGAGAATATGACCGTGACTTCGGTATGAGAGGCGGTAATCCTATGGAAGAAGCCTATAGAGAGGGTTGCCGTCATGGTTACGAGAAAGCCATGCGTGAAATGCAGGGCGGTGAAATGGGCTATCGTAACAGCGGTGGTTCACGCGGTGGAAGCTATAGCGGCGGCTCAGATATGGGCGAACGCCGTATGCCGGGTTACTTCCCGGAATATCCGGTTTACAACGAACGCCGCGATTCACAGCCTTACGGTGATGATATGGGCGAACGCAGACGCAGACGCGCCAACGGAGAGTTCATGTAATGGAGAGGGGATTATTCCCCTCTTTTGCCAATCACTTAAAATCAGGAAAATATGAAACAAAGATTAGATACATACGACAGAATACCGCCTGCAATGGCTGATTATCTCAGCCAGTACGGATGGCATTTCAGCAAGAAGATGTGCCTATGGGCTGTTTCCCGCATGAAGATGGAAAACAAATCTACGGGCAAGGAGGAAAAACTTGAACCAATCAGCAAAGAACAGGTAGAGGAACTTCTTAAAAAGTACAGTATAAACCTGGAGAAGGATGCAGGGTACGACAGCGTTTACGTGGCAAACATGGCGAAGTCGGATTACTACAAAAGTTCTATCACTGACGAAGCCCATCTCGCATTGTTCATTAAGGATTACATAGATGATGTGGACGCTTACAATGGAATGCCTTTCACTCGGTTCTATGCCGACTGCATAGGCTCCGGCAATCCTATCATGTGGGAACAGATGATGTAGCCTATGATAATACAGGATTTTTACATACCGGATTATGATTGGGAAGTAAGGGTATATTATGCGGTGGACTGCTATTATACCGACCATATCATCGCCGACCTTCAGCGGGTAGGATGCAGGGGGATGGATTTGGCGAATGCCTATAAGAACATGCGCTCCTGCAATCTGAATACGGGTATCACTTACTCCAATATCCGAAACAGGCAAACCGTAATGGTTATAGCCCTTACTTCTTCTCCGGCAGAGTTTCAGAACTCTTTCGACCACGAAAAGGGGCATCTATGCCGGCATATCTCACGGGCGTTCGGCATCGACCCATACGGGGAAGAGGCGCAGTACCTTAGCGGATATGTGGGACAGAAGATGTTCCCGGTGGCGAAGAAATTTTTGTGTGAACATTGTAGACGTAGCTTATGTGGAAAATAGTACAAGCCATTTTATCAGGCAAATCACGGGAAGAAGTATATAACATGCTTTCTCCCGAACAGAAAGATACGCTGAACAGCCTTGCCATAGCAAATGGTATAAACCGCCAACAACGTAGAAAACTTGAACGTGATGCGAAAAAGGGATTACATAGATGAATTGCTTGAATTGGCGGACAATGTCCTTTACATGGACTATTGCCGCCTTTTCCAAGTTATCCAATGGAACGTTTAGAACGCTTTGAACGGGTTCTCCATTGGGTTATACCGCTTGCTGTTTTGGTGAGGGTATTAGCTTGGTGTCTCTAATTCTTTTACTTTTTGTAGGGCACAGCACAATACATATATGGTGCTCATGTTCGATTTGACAAAATCTGTATTCCCGTCATCTACGTATTGCACATAATCAAAAGCCAGTTCAATAAGCTCTTCCCGTAATTCTTCGGGAGATATGCAGTCTTTGAATAATTCGTCTATTGCGCTAAGGTCGTATTTCTTCTTAGCGGGTGTTGTATTTCTTTCCATGATGAATATTTGTTTAGTCTTTTATTTAAAATGTAATTCGTTGTAAATCAGCCAAACTATAATTTTGTAGTTTGGGAACGAATTGAATAAAGCTTGCCCACCTCGTTTATAAAGCGAGCAAAGCTTGATGTTATTTGTTTTTACGTTCCTCTTCGAGCATTTCCTCTACATAGGAAACTTCATCGAGGTTAAAATCAAGGATATTTCTTACGTCCTTGTGTATTTGGATAAGTTTGTCTCTATTGTCACTGAACTTATCCATTGCCCTAATATCCCTGATTATGCGTTGGATAAATTCGCAAACCAATGTAATACCAATAGCCATTCCGTCAGCCGTATATTGCTCTACTGCCTTATCCATAGCCTTATCCGCAAAACTCATTGGAACCATATTGCCGTTTTCATCTTGCTTATAAGTAGCAATTTCTTTTCCGAAACATTCCTTAAAAGCATCGGATAAAGAAAAACTTGCATGAGTTTTCAAACAAGAAATCATGTACTGTAAATCGGCACAGGTAGTTTCTTGCACAATATCCCTCCAATCATCTTGCACCATTTCACCAAGAGCTGTATGATGTCTCAAATCATCTTCGGTTAGGTTTAAAGTTCTTATGCTGCCGTCCTCATTGTAATCTGATTCTTCACCTCCATATTCGTTGATAGATTCAATCCTTTTTGAACAAGCATAAAATTTCCACTTCCCTTCGTATTCAGAAAAGTATTTATTGAGGGTATCATCCCATTCATGAAGCCTTGATAAAGAGCGATAAAACCACAGTTCCCATAAACAACTCTGATAAAACCGTTCAGCAAAGTCTCTATTTTCTTCCTTGGTATCTTCAAATGTTTTTGGAGCAAATAATATCTTTACTATATCGAGTTCGTTAATAACTTTATTAAAATAGATAGCTAAGGTACAATCTTCTTCTACCCTGCACATAATGTCATAAAACGGAGTTCTTGCATCTCTTTTCATAATTATGCTCCTATTAATGTTTTAAACTTATTCAAGAAATATACTTGTCCTCTCCCGGTCACATAACATGTATGTTTTATGAATATGGGACTATCACCTGACACTATGGGTCTTTCCCTTACAAAGAACAATCCCATTTCGATAGCCCGCTGTGTGGGCATATAGTCATTTATGTATTTATCCTTCGACTTGCTGTATCTTTGCTTTCTGATAAGGTATTTGTTCTCTACCATCCAGTCGTAAAGCCTTATTTCTCCGATGTTATATCCGTTTTGGGTAATGAGTTTTGCGAGGTCTCCTACAAGAATGTTTGTAGCTGAGCCAGTCACGCAGTCTTTGAATATTACAGCTGGTTTTGTTTCCTCTATGATAGCCTGTTTTTCCTCTTCTTTCTTCTTTACTTCTAAAGAAAGCATTTGGTTCTTCTCGTATTGGTCCGCCCATGCCCGCGCAGACTCTGCCGGATTATTGAAATTTGGAAGTTGGGGTTGGAGAGAATAGCTCCCGGTATTAATTACTGACGGGACAACATCATCAAATATCCAACTCTCAAACTCATCAGCTTTCGGCATTTGGCTTTTGGCGGTTAGCCGGTAGATGTTACCTTCGCTGATAAACTTCATTTGCTGTGTTCTTCCCATTGAATCTATGACGTCGTGAATCACGACGCCCTGTGATTTACAGTGTCTTGCGATAGCGTCACGCGTATTTGAATACTGCAAAGAGGTTGCAATATCCATTCCGCAAAACCAAGCCTTTTCATTTTTTATAAACATGCGAACTTTACCGAATAGAGGGTGTTCGTAAACCATAATTTCGCTCGTTTCGTGAGCAGACGTACCCAATACAGCAATGTTTGTGCCGTTTAAGTAATTTCCATTTAACTGTGCCATAGATTTATTGAACTTTATTGGCATTATAGGGCTGGTAGCCTGCCCATATCCGGCTTTTCGGATAGGGCAAAGAAAAAGGCTGCCCTGTCCCATTGTTCAACCTATCCAAAGGCAGATATAGCATTAACTATACCTATGGGGGTGGCAGCCACTATATTGTAGCGTCAAACTCGCAAGCATAAAAAATGCCCGCTTATGGCAGGCTTCCGCTTGCCTTTGGATAAAAGTTGAACGCTGCAAATATACCTCTAATTTCTATAACACCAAATAAAAAACTTAATATTTTACTTTTCTACCCCATATCATCGCGTTATACAGCGAAGTAGCATACATCTTAATCTCTTCCTTGCTCTCAAGGAAATCAACCTTAGAGGCTGCTATCATAGCCTCTGCATAAATCTCTTTGTTTAAAATATTATTCTCTTTCATATTATCTGCATTTAACTTTTGTAAGTCCATACTTAGCCAATCTTAGGTATATCGTCCTTACACTTACATTCAGCATCTCTGCCATTCTGCGGGGTGGTATCTTTTCTTCCTTGTACAACTTGGTAATGTTTTCTTCCGAAAGTGGGTCAACGAAAGGTTTCTTCGGTTCTGTTATCCCCATCCGTTTACGTACTTTCGCTGCATATGCTTCATTTTGTTTGTCTTTTGTGACGTAAATAACAGTGGTCTTGTTAAGGCGTAGAGGGAACAGCCTTCTTTCCACTTCCTTGTGTTGTTCGGCAAGGCTCTCTACATCCCCGTTGACCGCAGTGTCAATCTTCTTGTATTTGTCCGGGATGCGGGAGTGTCTGTCTCTGATTATTCTGTCTGCTTTTCTCATTGGTTCAATATATTATACTAAATTTATGATACCATTTATCTGCATAACTGAACCATCCTATAATGAATGATTTACCGAAGAGGGTTACTTTGTATAGTTTACTCATGTGTTTCTTTGTTCTTTAATTTATCAAGGAACTTGCTATCTCCCGAATAATTCACACCGATAGCCTTTTTACTTTCAACAATCTGTTCCAAAAGGGCTATAGCTTCCTTTTTCACTTCTTCTACTTCATTATAACCGCAGGCTTTATCAACCAACTGCTCCATAGTCGATTTAGGCTTGGAAAGAGCCTCATTCAACTTTTCCAATCGCCAGTAGCAGTAATCAATTGTGGCGATGTGCTCTAATTTACTCATGGTTATATTATTCATTTATAATTAATTCACACCAACTATTATCGCTTTCCCAAAACCATTGATAGCCGCCAGCGTGTTTACGCTTTCCGGAACAGCAATTCCTGATATTACGGGCGCAAATGCCAGTCTTTCGTTTCGCATCGTTAGAGGACTGGAAAACACCTTGTAACCGTCCGCTCTTTATGGCTACTACTTTCTTTGCATTGCAGCCCGCTATATTAGGGTTTCCCGTTCTCCCTAAAGCTAATCCTTTAATCATACTTTCCCTTTTATGCGAAGGGATGTAATCATCCCATTTCTTCCCCTTGTTATGAGGGATACTTCCTTTTAAAAACCGCCCGTTAATAGGGTTGCGGTTTAATCGCTGTGGAGGTATATATAATTCATTCATCTTTAAATTCAAGTTTTGGGTTACTGATAGTCTTGCTATTCCTTTTCTTTGTCTTAACCATTCTCCGATAAACATCATCAATCAATTGCTTAAGCTCATTGACGTAGCTTCCCATACTCCAGCCTTCGAGTTGACACACCATTAAATCAAATTCTATTTCTTGTAGTAGCTTTACTTTAAACCTCTCGCGTGCAAAGACATTTACCCGTTGGCGCACATTACGGTTAATCATCGGGTCTTGTTTGGGTTCTTTGTTATTGGGAGTGTTTCTTTTCACGGGGTAGTGGTTGTCTGCTATGTTGTTAACATGAACATTCAGAGATTTTACAAGAATTCTTACTCCTCCGTTTAAGACGCTTTTCCCGTTTGTGTAAAAGTCGTATCCGGTCAAAGGAGAACCAGTATGCTTGTCAATGGAGAAACCCTCAGGTGGTTTATCGTAGAGTTCCCAATTCATGTATTTACTCATGGTTGTTTTATTTCAATAACTCCGGGCTGTCGTAAATATTACCTACATATCTAATCCCGAACATATCTATCATTTGTCCTATTGGCTTATTTCCAAGATTTTGAGACAGAACTTCTAATAGCACAAAAGAACCGATTTTATCACTATACACTACTTCACATAGTACACCAGCGCATTCAACCAAATCATGCTCATATATTTCTCTATCATTGTATTTAACTCCCGTGAACTGACCAACAGTTTCAGCCCATACGTCATCGCACCGGCAGTCTTCCGGAGAATATATCTTTGCCTTGTCTGTGAGGATAAGTCCGTTTTCGTCCCTTCCGGCAGTATAGAAAAAAGAGAGAAATCCATATATCCATTTCCCCGTATCAGTGCTTTTTCCTCTGAATTTTATTTCACGTTTCATAATCAATATCTTTTCTCGTTTTTAATCAATCAGTTCAAATTCATATACGAAAACATAAGGATCGGATGCCCATGTACCTTTGCCGGAGACTTTATCTATCAGTTCTGCGAATGCGTCACGAGGAGTGCAATAAGGCTGAATGTCCCCTTTATAATAATAAGCATCCATAAAATGTGTATCTACACTTCCGCATTGTCCTTTGTAAATTCCTTCTTTCAGGCAATCTTCATCGGAAATGTCTTGCAACCGTTCTATCTTGATGTCGGTAATGCGGATATGATGGGGCATGAGGTCAGCACGGACAAACATTTTATTTTTCCAACCGGGTGCGAATTTAGTTTTAGTATAAAATCCTATTCCGTCCCTATCATTAAGTGCAATTTCGGGATTCATCCCTAAACTTTCATAACATTGTGCAATGGCAAAAACTCCACCAACCTTGTACTTCGGCTGAATAAACATTGGAACAAAGTCATTACAGTCCTTATCATATACAAGAATCTCAAAAAGGGGGCTAACATCATCTGATTCAGTAATCCTAAAACATCCAGCAGGATTTTCTTGATATGCTTTCGGACACTTAATGATTCTTCTTGTCTGCGTCTTCCGACCATCCAATACAGCCTGCGTTAAGCCGTATTTATTGTTGAACATTATCTTCTTCATTGTATCTTTCTTTTATAAGGTTAAAGTGAATTAAGAGAGATAGCGGACACGGGGCGAACCCAACTGTCAAAGTCCTGACTGCCGTTGAACCAACTACCATTGAACCAATCGAGAACAAAATTGCGTTTGTTTCCTTTTCTCGTAGAGCACCAATACCAGTCATCTTTCACTGGTTGTTTTCCGCAGATAGCTAAGGCTGTATTCAGCATAACCTTATGTTCATACCCTAAGACACTCTCTTGTAGTGTCGGAATGTGCCAACTTAATCCACATAAGTCCAATGCTATGACTTTCTCAGCAATTTCGCTTCCGGATGCAGCTAATGCTTTGGTATTACCTATTCCATCAGTATCCTTCATGCCTTCTTCTGTAGTTGGATATATCTTCCCTGTTTGCTCTTTCTCCCAATCAAGAAGAATATGGGTATTATTATCCATATCTTCCGGATAGAAGAATAAAGCATTGCCATCATGGATAATAACTGCACATTGTGCCTGTTCGTTTTCTTCATGCAGTCCCCAAAATTTAGGTTCTACAAAACTCTTGTTGGCGGTAAAGATGAATACACCATTACCTACATTTTCTTTTGTGTAAATTCCTTTGTTCATAATCATATAAGTTTTAATATTTCTCAAAATTTGGGATTTGTAAATAGAAAGAGTTTCGAGACATGGGAAGCCAACACTTTTGCTCCTCATTGCACGTATTCCAATTATCTTCCCCAAATTCATCATTTAATGCTTCCACTATCTTATAGGCTACATCTTTTACAAAACGAGTATTAAGTATCCTCTTGCCTTTAATAACGATTGTAGGTGTATAGAGTGAAATTTTATACTCCCCACCGTTTTCTATCGACCAGCTACCTTGTGCTACTGTAATGTGCGGATTGGTTTCATTCTTATACTCTTGTACTATACTTAGATAGCCATTAAAATAGTTGGCTATTAGTTCCGACTTATATACTTTTAGCCCCGTTGCTTTTTCTAAAAGTTTTCTAAGCCTATAAGCATCATTTACAACAGGGTCCATTCTCATATAAGTTTTAAAGTTTCTTGTATTCCGGCTTCAAGTGCTTCCTCGTAGCTTTTATAACGCACTAAAGGTCTGTCGGATAATCCCACTAAATCATGTTCCGGAATTGTCAGTATATCATATGTCCAATAGTCTCCATACATATAGGATACTTCAACGTGTAGCTTCTTGGTTTCACGCAGCCACTTTTGGGCGATATACAATGTTGGACACAAAAATTCAACAGGTTCGTCATCTATTTCCGTACAACACGACATACTTTGCGGAAGGTCATATTTTGTAATAACCTTATTGCGGTCTATTAGGTGTTCACACTTCCAAACGAAACCTTTCTCTTTCAGCAGCTTCGCAGTCTCTAATGTCACAAGTTCTTCGGTCATGGCTATTGTCTTTTCAAATTAATAATCTTCGTTTCGTAGTTGCCAACCCCCTTTTTATGGGTACGGATAATCACTATACTATCATTGAGATAAGTCACGCTTCCCTCAATTGTACGGTGTTCTATAGGGTATTCTCCAGAGTTATTGCACCCGAATAGTGCAACTGTTGCCAAAAGGATAATTATTTTCTTCATACTTTAAAGTGTTTAATCAGTTCGTTTACGGTAGCCTTGTGAATGGTATCTGTGTTAATGTCAACATCATTGTAAGCCCAATAGGTAGAGAACTTGATTTCAGGACACAAAATCCATTTATTTCCATCGGTAAACCATTGAAACTTATCTGTATCATCCCTTAATGCAGCAATAGCCAATAAAAGCTCTTCGTTGGTTCCGCAATCAACACTATCGGTTTCGTCAGGATGTGGAATGTTACTGAAAAACTCAACACTATATAGACTGTATTCGGGTTCAGTGAAAATACATAAATCTTCGTTAAGTTCCGCCCCAAATAATCTATATCCCAACTCCTCCAACTTCTTCCGAAGCTCCGGTGTACTTTTTCTTATAAAGCACGGTGTTGTAAATCCCATAGTCATTCCTCCTTATCTATCTTAATATCTGTTACTTTGCCACGATTGATAAAACCGCCACAGCTAAACAAATCGGTCATACATGCTGCGTAGTCCACCTCTGCGCATTTCTCGTATAGAGAACATAAGGCGCAATGAACATAATCTTGCACCGCTTCATGCAGCACTCCGTCTATTATTATTCCGTTCTTTATTTCCATGGTTATTTCCCTTTCAATTTCTTTATTAGTGCATCGGCTGCTCTCAAGGAACCTATTGCAATATCATCATAAGTTTCACTGTCATCGTTTATTCCTAAAGCAATACAATACCCTTGCATAGCGGATTTTGCCAATTCATAACGCCTTTGCTCCCAATCAATAGTTTCAAAATTATCAAAGAAGTCGAGTTCTGACACTTTGAAATACCTACCTTTCACTAAGGCAGTCCCAACGTCGAATAAGCCTTCAACCTCTACAATCTCTCCAGTCTCTTTTATTCTCGCTTTCATTATTTACCCTCCTTTTCAACATATCCGTTTTTAATACACCAGCACAGCATCTCGTAGGCTGCGTCAATAAGTTTTTCTGAACTAAAACTTGCACATTCATGTTCTGCATTTATACGAGCATATTTAATCTTCCATTCATTCTTTCGCCTATCCATAACTTCTAATGTAAGCCAATAAACCTCGTCAATTATTGGAGGAAGCTTATCGAGAATATCCTGCAAAGTGTAAGTGGGAATTATTTCCCAAAATGCACTATCTCGTTTTTGATTAATTACATCTTCATATATTTCAAGTTCCCATTTTGCATTTTTATAAGACAGAGCGTAACACCAACACATGCTTCCATCGCTTGTATCCAGCCCAAGCTCCTGCAAATGTCTCATCTGTTCGACTGATAATACTTGTTTTGGTTTCATAATTCCTCCTCCAATTTTCCCAAAAGTTCCTTGGATAGTATTTCACAGTAATAAATATTGTCTATCATCGCGTCGTTAGAACTCACATCCGCCTTAAACCTCTTAACGAGTACCCATCCATACCACTTTTTCACTTGAACGTCAAAAATATGGCCATATACTCCATGTGTCTTAATTCTGTACTTTTCCATCTCTTGTATTTTTCTCGAAACATTTCACATCCGGATAGAACCAGTCCAAACTACCAGCTATCCCGTCCAGCCATAAAGCACATACATATCCGCGAGAACGGTTCTCTCTATCTACCACATGGAGATAATGCTTGCATTTTTCACAGCTTTCACAGCAAATATTGTTGGTTTGTTTATCCATAATTCAGTTTCCTTTCTCCTTAATCCGTTCCAGTACATCCTTGTTGGCTTCGAGTATCTCATCGAAAGAGGGGATGGGAAACCATGCCAGCACGATACTGTTTCCGTGAATCCACATTCCCTTTTTATCTAAATTGCTATTTCTACAAAACTTTTCTTCTCGAATACATGGTGTGCCATAACACATCACCAAAACAAAAACTTTTTGCCCTTCTTTCGGCAACCGTTCCTTCACGCTTATCCAAGGTGCTTGCTTTGCCTGCCATTCGGCACCTTTTATAAATGCAGCTTCTGCAATTTCATCATGGGATAAATATGTAAAATCATCAAGTGACGTATGTGTACCATAAGTGGTCAATGTTTCGGCACTTGCCATTCTTGCTTCCCTTGCTGCTTCTTCTACTGTCTGTTTCATAATCAATGACTTTTAATTTTCTTATATTTACCACACTTCTTGCAGAAATAGTGACGGACGGTGTACCAACTGCTATCGCCCCAATCATCAACAACTTCAACTCTCCTCTCAAATAAGTATTCCCACTCGTGGCAACAGAACCATTTCTTTATAATGGCATCAATTAAATGCTTCATAATCAACTGTTCTCCTTTACAATTCTACCATCGTCTAATAACGTGTATAGTTTACCCTTATATGTCAGAGCGAAACACCATTGGCGGGCATACTTCAAATACTGATGCAATTTGTATCTGTGCGGGTGTTTCTGCATCTTTTTTTCTATTCTTTTCTTCATGTTACGTCATTAATGTGAATTTCCCCTTTCAAAACCCGTTCTACCTGCCTGTCTATTATCCCTTGGAATTCTATTTGGCAAATAAGAGAACAATCAGGCATGATTTCTTCTGGTATTTCTCCACGGTTAGGAGAAAGCTCATCAAGAAATATTTTTCCCGATTTGTCTTTCAGACACGTTGCACCCACTTCTCGTTCAATTACTACCATTCGGTTGAATACCTCCGGGAAGTCCTTCCGTATCTTATTCCAATAGCCCATACCACCTTTCACACAGCCGATGCAGTTGTTGTTATTGTAACCCATCTTGTACATAGCGGGGATTTCAATGCCAGCTTTCCAAAGCATACCCATTGCATCCTTTTTGGTTATCTGTCTTTCAATAAGCGGGAATAACGGCTTTGTTTCCGGATATTGTTGCTTTAGGCGAATGGCACGGTTAATCTCTTTCGGGTCAAAATCAAATCCCCAGACTTGACCGTCCCAATTTCCCAACTCTTTTTCCAGCTTGTAACGAACTTGTTTCTTTAGTTCGAATGTGCAAGCTGCGCCAGTAGGACCATTAATAAATCTTTTCTTAGCCAACACATCCTCTACGTTGAGATACTTATCGCTTCTGATAGTATGTATCGAGCGATTATACCATCTTTCACAATCAGATAGGAACCGGTTGTTATCAGGATGCCCGGAACCTGTTTCGATATAGTAAATCTGCACATCATCATACAGACTTAGTGCTATCTTACAAGCTACTGCGGATGTTACACCGCAAGAAAACCATGCTATTATCATATAGATTATTTTTAATTCGATTTCTTTCTTTTATTTCGTTTCCGATTGTCTTCCGAAACACACATTTTGCACCATGATGTCTTGATATAATGGGTGTTCATACTATTTTATTGCTTCATAAAACACATCCATATTGTTTTGCTCTGTCTTCCGGTGGTATGCCCGAAAAGAGGTTTGAACGGGATAACAGACAAAACTTCCGCAGCTTTTATCTCACTCTCGTTCCATTTGAAAATGAGTGTTCCGTTAGGCTTTAAGACGCGCATACACTCAGTAAATCCGTCAAGTATGAGTGTCTGCCAGTCTTTTGGCAGTTTACCGTACTTCTTAGCCATCCATGAGGTTTCACCAAGTGTTTTCAGGTGCGGTGGGTCGAATACTACCATGTAGAAAGAATTGTCCTCAAATGGAAGGTTGGTGAAATCGGCTATTACATCCGGCTTTATTTCTATGACCCTTGTCTTGCCTCTGTCCTTGGCCGTAAGTGTTTCCGAACGTTTGTCAACAAATAAGGTAAGTGGGTTGTGCTTGTCGAACCAAAACATTCTACTGCCACAACAGGCATCTAATATGAGTTTTTCATTTTCCATTAAGCTATTTCTTTTGATTTCTTCAATCTCAACTTTCTCAATACTTTGCAAAGTGCTTCAGTATTTTTTCTCGCTTGTGTTACCTCCACTGCATTCCCGATAAACTTCTTTTGGTCAGCTTGTGTGCCTATTAAAACATAATCTTCAGGGAATCCCATAATCTTTTTGAGTTCCGGAATACGCAACATCCGCATTTTTATATCCACTATGCCGTACAGTGCCATGAACTCCTTTATCTTCAAGGTCATAGGACTATCATTGTCGTAGATTTCAATCGCTAACCGTCCACTTTCCGTTGCTACGAGATAAGGAGGCATCTTATCCATGCGGGCTATCAATGTGAAGCAAGGGCTATCAACAGAGCCGCCAGCACTGTTGAACTGTGGATTCATCAGATAGTGCCATTTCCTGTTTGCGGTAATGGTCTGGGAGGGTTCCTCTATACTACTACCTACATTTGAGAATGCAGTATTCATTATCCACGGCTGGCATATTACTAAGTTTTGTTTCGGTGTTGTGGTAACAGCGGGGCATGGTGAGTTTATATCAGACACCTGACCACCTCCAGAATATTGATTCATAAAAAATGGAGATACAAGGGAAAGTCTGTCTTTCGTCAGAAGTGTAGGACAAGGCTGATTAATATCCTTTCCTGTATCCTTAAAGTTATAAGAACACATAAATCGGCTTTCAATTAAAGCCATCCTGTCCTTCGTTGTGACCGTAGGTGCAGGAAGTTCCACCGAATGATTATGCCCGTTCCCATAGTAAGCCGATACAAAAACGTGGTGGTCTTTACAAGTGATTGCTCCAGCCGGTTCTTCCACTGATACGTTCTTGCTGTCGGGGTGTCCGCTAAACTGCTTAGAGAGGAAACAAACTTGCGCTACTCCAAGTCTGCCTTGCGTGGCTACCACCGGACATGGTTCGTCAATCCCAGGAGCGTTATATTTCCCTGTACGGCTCATAGAATTATACTTTACGAGGAAGGCATCCTTTCCTCCGGCTACAAACTTGATAAGTCCGGCATAGATACGTTCAAGCGTTTTCTCTGCAAGAGGCTTTTCCCTGAAGATGGTAGTTCCTTCATCAGAGAAATCAAGCACATCCTTTACCGGCTTCCACTTCTCCAGCCGCGAGAACATATCTTGCCTACCACCTTTACAATGGGTCGGTTCTGGGAATACTATCGGCAAGTTCTTTTTAGCAAAGATGCCGAAGAAGCGTTTTCTTGTGGTGTAGGCACCGAAGTCGGCAGCATTTAAGATGCGGTGCTCAAAGTTGTAACCGTACTTCTTGACATTGCGCACCCACTTTTGATAAAGCCGGCCTTTATCCATGCTGATAGGTTTCCCATTTTCATCCATATCTCCCCATGACATAAACTCTTCTACATTTTCAATCTGAATGTAGTCAGGGTCTATAACATCAATATAACGGAAGAGATGTTCTGCCAACGTCCGGCTATCAGCATCTCTCGGTTGACCGCCTTTAGCTTTCGAGAAGTTAGTACACTCCAAAGAAGCATGAAGCATTATCATCGAAGCAGGGTATAATTCACGGATACGTTCAACAATAGTATTTATCGGTGAAAGTTCCAGTGTACGAATATCCTCAATGAAATGAAGTGCATCAGGAATGTTGGCATCATGTGAAAGGATAGCATTCTTATCGTGATTCACACAGCAAACGACTTTTGCACATCTATTGCCATTTAAATGGGCTTCTTCCACGCCTTCCGACAAACCACCGGCCCCACAGAATAGGTCTATGACAAATAATTCAATGTCGGACAACCCTTCTAAGTTGCATAATATCTCTTTCAATGATTTCATAACTCAATCTCCTTCGGTTTCCAGTCATTAGGTACTTTCGCCCATTCTCTGAAAGCACTGTCGAATCCGTCCAAATCGGAAAACATATCCATCTTGGCAGTATCGGTAGTGACGAGGGTAGCGAACTCTTTGAAATACTTGTCGGCAACTCTAACAAAGTCGTTGTGCAGCTTCTTCAAGTCTCCAAGCAGAAGACCATTTTTAGCAATTAAATCACTCGCTTCCTCTACTAAGTTATTGGCTTCACAGTTCAGCAGGTGTGCAGCGGATAGCAACATGTTCATTCTGTCAATGCTACCATTGGCTACGGCGGCGTCAATTAGTTGTTTTCTTGGTTTCATAATCGTGTATCTTTTTTCATCAGTTACAAGTAAGTCCTTAAACAATAGTCCGCTATCCAATAGCAGACAAAATAAAAAGCGGCATACGCTGTCAGGATTGACAGAATAGTCGCTATCAGTTTTATATCTTTCATCTTCGGCTTTCCCCCTCGATTTTTATCACATTAAACATCTCTTTCACCCGGTCGGCTATATAGGCTCCATACCGTTGAGAGAACTCCTTGTCCGGGTCAAGATTGGTAGTCATGTGGGTATAGAAATTATATCGCTGCTCATAACGAAGTTGTAAAACGGTCTGAATGGCATTTATGCCCGTACCAAAGTGTTTGGCATCCATAGGCTCCCGTCCTACCTCGTCAATGGCAAGATTGTGCATACATGACCTATCTGTGTACAGGCTCAACCCGATAATGCCTTTCTCGGCAAACTGTAAGGCAATCTCGGCAGCACTGGTAAACTGAAAGGTCAATCCAGCATCCGCGCCGCCAATACAATAACGGGCAATTTTTGCCGCATAGTTCTGTAGCCCTTTCAGCAAAGTGGACTTGCCCACTCCGATAGAGCCGTGTAATAATAATCCCTTGCTTACATCCAATACTCCGGGAATCCCCCAAACCCATTGATAAAGGGCTTTCAATAATTGGCGATTACTATCATCAACCATAAAGACTGGCGAGATTGTTTGCATAGATGCAACGAGTTGATTACGCCAATATATGTCAGCCTGTTCCCTACTCCATTGCTTCTGATTAACCTTATTTACCGAAGACGATTGATTGGATGCCGGCGGAGCTTTCGTCCGGTTCTGTATCAGTTTTCCGATTGCTTCCATTTCTCGCTTGAGATATAATTTCATTAAACTTAGAATTGATATTAGTTACGCTGAAGTTATCAAATATCCATCCCTCTTTAATTGAGGAAAGAAGATACTGAAGGGCGTACAACAAAGAATCATCCGAAACATCCATCTGTTTCTGTTCCCTTTGAAATTTGAGTTTATTCAATAACTGAGACATGGCACCTGCATCTTTTGCAGTCCAGTAATAGCTATTAGAAAAAGTCTTTCTGAAATACTCCTCAAAAAGAAAGCGGGCTTTAGAATTAATTTCCTTAGGTTCACTTTTCTTCCTACCTCCCCCTTTTAAAGGGGGTGAGGGGGATATACTTTTCTTTCTCTTTACTTTTACTTTACTTTGTTCATTATTGACATCATTAATTGAATTAATTCCGTCATTAATTGAATTATTGACATCATTAATCATATATTCGGGAATTAGCTCTGTTTCTTTTCGTTTATAAGTAGCAAGGAGAAATCGTTTCTGTATTCCAAAAGAGGTTAGAACATGATATTTCTCATAAAGTGTGTTGTCGAAAAAGCCGACTTGTAATGCTTTTATCAGTACTTCCTTTACTGCGCCCTCGGAAACCCCAACTATGTCAGCAATAACAAAAGGCAAATCTTCATCCCACACAATGTAATACCCTTCATCTTTGTAGATATTACACAGCAGGCAAATAAGTATAGAAGCAGATTGGGAACCGCATGCTCTCGAAATCTTCCTTATCTTAACATCTGAAAAGAAACCGACATCCATAGGGAAATAATCTATCCCTTGTTTGGTAGGTCTACCAGCCATATTGTTTTGATATTAATACGCATGAATACAGTTTCTTTTACTATCCGCAACAAAATGTTTATTAAAAAGATTACAATAAACCACTCTGGGATTATCCTTAGAGACAGAAATGAATCTTCCTCTCTTACACTTTGCACATGTATCCGGTTGGATTACCTGCTTTTCATTTTTCTTTACCATAATTTAAAATCTTACGTTGGTTAATTGTTTGCCATTAGAATAGACCGCCCATTTACCGTTACCACTGTCGTGTAAGCGCAGGTTTGCTACCTCACCGAAGCGGTTGATGTTACCACAGAGGTCAACTATCCATCCACATTCTTTAGAAGGATGCGGGCGGATGGCACGACCGACTATCTGATACCACATAGCAAGTGACATTGTAGGACGTGCCATAACAACTGTATCAAGTTCCGGATAGTCAAAACCGGTGGTTAATACCCCGACATTCGCCACTACCGAAATTTCACCAGCCTTAAATGCTTCAAGTATCCTTTCGCGCTCACCTTTTGGAGTATCACCCGAAACGATTGCGGCTCCGGGTATAGACCAAGTAAGCCGCTCCGCTTCTTTCAGAAAACGGGTAAATACCAAAATACCTTTCCGTTTTCCTCCGGCTTTGGGATTCATCAGCCTTTGGACGATATGAACGAGATAACCGTAGAAGTCTATCCGTTCATATTCTCTTTGGACTGACCTATCTGTATAGTCGGCACCAGTGGTATTTACTTTCAAATTGAGTTCATTCCATCCGGTCGGATTCATCGGATAGTAGTTCAGCTTCGCCAAGTAGCCCATATCTAATAGGGTTGATACCTGTACATGATAAATGACCTCTGAAAAGACATGAGGTTTTGTCCGAGTGATGAATTTCAGCATAGAACCAAAGTCACGGCTGGAACTTAAACGATACGGTGTAGCTGTCAGTCCAAGAACCTTACACTTCACTGCATCAAAAAAATCTTTGTACATCCCCTCTTTAGGGTTAACAAAGTGGCATTCGTCCACGATGATGTTCTTGAAGTGGATGAACAGTTCAGGATGGTTCTTCACGCTGCCTATGGTGGCAAATGTTATCCGGCTTATCTCCTTTGAGTTGAATGAAGCTGAATAGATGCTGCAATCAAGAATACCGTATGAACAGAGTTTCTTGAAATTCTGTTCGAGTATTTCCTTCGAGGGCTGGAACACCAAGGTATGACCGTCAAGCCTTGCAGCTATATCCGCTATAATAAGCGACTTTCCGCTGCCCGTAGGTAGCACCATAATGGCATTTGTTTTCTTCGCCCTGTTATTGAAGAAAGAAACGGCAGTATCAGAGGCTTTCTGTTGGTAATCTCGCAATACATAACTCATAAACCTTTCTCCTTTCGTAACTTCTTATTGAGTGCTTTGTAATACTTAATTAGTTGCTCGTACTCAAAATCTGACATCTTAGAAGTACCAGCAGCTTTCACTTTCAGCAAGTCAAATTTCTGTTGCCCGATTTTGGCTATCAAATTCTCACGGTAGCCTTCAAGGTGGTCGGCACGGAAACGGTTGCACGCACGGCATTCGGCATGGCAATTGTTTTCATCAAACCGTGTTGCCAAATGTGTACGACTGAAATAGTGCCCGCAGTCTGCTTGTGTAAACGGCTTTATCTGCCCGCACGAGATACATCTAAAATACCCGTTTGGCATTGCATCACGAAGCCGGATAAAAAGGGAGAACTCTTTATCAAGTTTCGCTTTTAAATCCGGCTTCTTCTTTACTGTTACCCCTGCTTTATCAAACAGAGGTAAAGGCTTGTCTTTCTTCTTGGCCTTTGTTCGTTTTATGTAGTATGGCATTATTTAAATCCCCATTCTTTCATGTAGTCAATGTTTTCAGGAAATCCCTCTACTGATTTAGGACTAAGGAATATTTTCTCACTCTTCAATGGAGTGCCTCCCCAAACAGTAGCAGGGCATTCTTCATATTCTTCTTTAGAAACTTCACTTACATTAAAATGGGGTTGGAAGCCATATCCCATTACGCTTTCCCCTAAGTAAGTACCAAACTTCTTTAAAGCCCATTGAAATGCAATATCTTTATATAGGTAATGTTTAGAAAACACAGCCACATATATTTTATGAGAGAAATTTCCTGTTTCTGTTAAGTCAGGATTACATCTGATACAGAAATACTTAATACGTGAAAGTATTTCTTCAACAAACCTTTCATGCTTTTCGCAATCTTCTTTCGTTAAGAACTCTTTCCCGTCATTTGCAATGTAAATAGTCTTGGTAATTTCTTTTGTTTCCATGCTGTTTTTTATTAAAGCCCCGAAGCGTATTCTCCGGGGCACAACCATTATTTACTAACCCTTGCCATTTATGTGTGGCTCACATTTATGAGGGGCGTAGGGGAATCGAACCCACCAAACCATAATTGGGCAGTGCCAGCAATCATGATTAACTTGCCGATTGAAGCTTCATAAATCAACAAGCCCTTACAACGTATATTGTGCACTTATCCATAATAAGGAACACAGCCAGTGCTTACGCCCCATGTTCGCCCGCCATATCTTCACAGACCGGACAGGCAGGTTAACAAAGTTATTCCATATAAGCCATTGAAAACTCTTTCGGAATAAACCGCCCGACCGGGATAGGTTTGGCTGATTCAATGGCTGTATGTATTTCCCTCTTTCTGAACTCATGTCCCTTTTCTTTGGCTTGTTTCTCACATTCTTCCTCTTTGTTTTTGAGATAGTGGGTAATAAGCATCATTGCTCTGTCAACGTTGAAGGTGTTCACGACAAAAGTCTGAACTCTCTCGTCTTCATTCTCCCCATCCGTGAATGTGATTTTCGTCTCAATCTGATAGAATTTCTTTTCATTGGGCTTGGAATCTCCCTCTTCTTCATCTTCTTCCGTTACAGAATCATTTAAAAGGAATGTATCTTTTAATTCTTCGAGGGTGGCATCATCTACCTTGCGTTCTTTCAAATTATCAGTAAGAATCACGCAAGAATCGAACTCCTTGAGCATTGTCAAGGTGAATCCGAACATATAGTTTAGTTCGATGTAATCTTTCAAGATACTACAAGAATTCTCCAATCCGGTGGCATACAGCAGGAACTTATGTTTCTTGTCCCCTATTTGTGCCTGTGCAAGATAGGGATATAAGAATTTGTTCTCGTTCTCGAATGCCAAGCGGTTCTGGTTGCTGACTTCCACTTCCTTAATGCCGTCAGCTTCCATACTGAAACGAATTTTCGCCAAAGTGTCTTGGTCTATCAGCGTGCCACGGTCAAAAAGAATTTCATTCCGTTCGATGGTCACTGTTTCACCTGTATCTTCATCAATGAAAGACTCCTCTCATGTTTTGAGGACACGTTTTGCAAGGTACATGTTGAGCATCTTTTTCGGGTCAGATGTCACATACCTGATTTCTGTTTTTCTTGTTTCTATCATAACTAAATAAATTCTTGATTTCTTTGTATTTCCTGCTGGGCGTATATCAGCATTTGATGTTCATTTGCAGCCGGCAGATAGATACCTGCCACTGATGCACTCCAGTTACGAAAACGGTCAATACTCAAAGTCATTTCACCTGTTGTCAGCTCGGCAGAACTTCTTAAGTAAGTTACTTCCTTACCTTTCTTGTTGACCGTCTTTCTCTCAAACAAATCACGGTTGCAAGTCCTCTTATAAAAATCAATTTTTGCTTCGTCGAGACTGCAACCGTACTCACTACCGAAATACCCTAAAAGAAGATGCAAGTAGCTGTTTTGGGCAAGCGTGCGGTTAGGTAGTTTCTTTTTCACTTCCACCACCGCACGTTCACTAAACAGCTTGTTTACATACTCCTTGAACTTGGGTATTTGATATTCATTCTTCAAGTCGAACAACATACGCTAAAAAGGTAAACCGTCCTTTACATTGCCATTAGCATCAACCGGAGGCGGGAAATTCTGTGGCTGTTGCTGATAGGTCGACTGTGGCGCTGGCTGTTGTACCGATGTTGTTTGTTGGGATTGCGATACACCACCACGCGCATCTATTTTGTAGCACCGGATAGATGCCATACGTTTGAGTTCTCCGTCCTGATTCGTCCAAGAACGCCCTTGTAAGACAAACGATACAGTAACAACATCACCCTGATTAAAGCGGTCAAGTTCTGCACACTTATCGCCTGAAAACTCTAAGGGAATAACATTCTCATACTCGCTACGCTCTCCCGTATAAGGGTCGTAAGTGGTAGCATCTAAAATGAACTCCCGTTTTGTAAACGAGGAACCACCGTTTTTGGATGGTATTTGAACAGTTTGTCCGATTTCGGTTATCCGTCCGGTTATTTGATTTGCCATAACCTAATATTACTGGTTCTTTTTATTACATATTGCAATCTCCACACATATCCACAAGGGAATCAAATTCTTCTCGTGAGTATTCAAATCCATTGATTACGATTACCTCGTTACCATTTTCGCCAAAATAAACTCCATCATTCATTTCCAAAGATTTTAGTGTCAGTTATCAATTTTCTGTTTTCTTCCAAGAACCGGACAAACTCTTCACAATGGTTAGTGAGGATTGGTATATCACGTTCAGGATTGAAAACGTATGTTTCTGTATAGGTATCTATCACATAACCGCCTTTGTTGAACTCTACAATGTTGTACTCAAATGTCCGCACATCCGAACCGTTCTTCATCAAAGCGTATGGATAAACCAAATGTTGGTGGTGGTCTTTGAACTTCCCTACGGTATAGCTTCCGGTTGTTTTGATGTCGTGGACGCTGGCCGGCATCAGCTCGTCAATTACCCCATAAACCAAAACATTGCCGTATGCGGTTGGAAGAATCGCTTCTACTCTTTGTTGGGTTAATGCTCCTTTGAAGTAACCGGAAAACTCTCGGCAAAGTGAGATTGGGAAAGTAAAAACACGATTATTATAGGTAGCTTTCAAACCTATAACCTCGTTGGTCTGAACCTCATCGTAATACAAAGGTTTACCTGTTTCATCACAAGCTCCTTCGCGTATTACCTTATATACCTTTTCAACCTGCACAGTTTCGGATTTCCGATTTTCAATCATACAGTCAATAACCTCATTAAAGGCTGTTCCCTTGTCTGCCGCTTCGCTGTCGAATGGCTTGCGGTTGATACGGTCTATCAGTTCTTGAAACTGCTTCTGCCGAAACTCTTCTTCCGTACATGGTGGATTCTCACTCCACCCATAATAACGCTCATATATGACATCGCTATTAAGGTAATTGAAGTAAGAATCCAATAATGTTGCATATATACGATAGTTAGGCTGCATCTGAGTAGATTTTAGTTTCCTTATTGAATATCAGTCCCAAGGCCTTTACCTTTGCAGCAAACAAACTTCTCGCCATCATCAAAGAACTACCAACGTGTTCAAACTCATTAATATGAGAGGCGAACTCATTAGCGGACTTAGCATCAGTTATAAATTCGATACTTTCTTTGATTTCCTCTATCACCTTGTTGTATTTGTCAATCTCGGCTTTCTTTACTTGCAGCATTGCAAGATAAGGATTAATCACTTGTGTGGTGATAAAATCATTCTTTGCAGTCGGATTACCGTTGGCATCCAAATTTGTGGGAACTTCCATCACACTTGGCAGGTTACAGGTGTTCTTTCCGTCATTTCTGTTGGTCGGGTCAAAAGTGATTGTACACTTAACTCTACCATTCTCGTTCTTGGCTTCCATGTAGCCCAATAAGTCAAGTTCGGTAACAATAGAGTTGTAGGACTTCTCACGCAAAGCCGGAATAAATACTGTATCGTCACCTTCTTTCCGTGTATCACGGTGGGCAACGAAGATGATGTTTTTGTTCAAATTGGATAAATTACGTACAAATCCGCTAAACTCTTGGTTAATGACACCCCAATCTCTTATCTGTGGTTGCCTTGTGCCGCATTTGTAAGAAATGATATAATCCATCATCTTGCCGATGGTGTCTATTACTATTGTCTGATAACTGGACAAATCTTCTTGCAGAACCTGCTGGACATCCGTCCACGATGTTATCTGTACAATATCAACTCCATCCAAGTGGGACATGTTCACACGCTTCACACCGTTATCGAAGTCCAGTAATAAAGGTTTGGGGGCACTCAAAGCGGTTGTTGTTTTTCTCATACCCGCTTGACCGTATACCATCATTTTGATAGTAGTCGGTATTACCAATTCGTTTGCTTTTTTAATAAGTGACATAATATATAATTTTAAATTCAACAATTCCTTGATAAGCCTTGACTAAGGCAGATGTTGGTTCTTTCTTCTTCCAAGCTCTTTTCTGTATATCCCAATGAAATACGAGCGGAATATTGTTTCAGCCTTTTATTAGAGGCTTTTCTATCTTCGTTCAAGAGGTTTTCCTCTTTATTCTTTGAAGACTGTTTCACTTTATTTTCCATAAATAATTTTTTTAACCGCCCGTACAAGGTTAAAGGGAAGCGGTGCGCACTTCGCTTCTCTCACGGCTTTTAGTACGGTAATAGCACTACCTTTGATGCGGCTGGAATAAATTGTTATTTCATTTCCACTGCCTCTCCATTCACTAAAGAATAGAAAGTATTATCTTTGATTGACTTACCGTCTACTTTGAACGCTTTGACTGAAATGATAGGATAAGTGCTCCCGTCCCATTCTCCACGTTCAGTAAGCACAATCCAGCATCCTAATGCTCCCTTTGCCTTGCAATCCTTTCCGGCAGCAAGGGCTATGCTTTCTTTACCGGTAGCTGATGCAGCGCCTTGGTCGCCGGTAGCTGATGCAGCGCCTTGGTTGCCGGTAGCTGATGCAGCGCCTTGGTTGCCGGTAGCTGATGCAGCGCCATAGTCGCCGGTAGCTGATGCAGCGCCTTGGTTGCCGGTAGCTGATGCAGCGCCTTGG